AACAAAAGATTTTTTGAATATAATTTCAAAATATCAAGATTTTGTTCCATCAATGAAATATAAATTTCTTGAATATTATAATCTATCGTAACGCATAGGAAATGAAATAATTTTCCCACGAGTTCCCAACCCTTAGCGTAAAGTCGAAGGTGAAAATATATGCTGACCATTACTGATGGTAAAGGTAATGAACTACTAGATAAAAAGCTAGTAGGATAACAAGCCCCAATGGAACGTGGGGCAGCTAAATTCAATAAGGCAGTTAAAGACACAGTATCTGGATGGTACGCAGTTGGATTCTATGGATCTGCTGCTAATAACCCTGCTGTAATTAGCAAGGCTCAAAGTAAACTGCATGATAATGCATTGTCTGCTGGATTCCAGTTTACTGAATATAAAGCACCTAATGGTGTAACAATCACAATTGATGTAGATCCTTTGTATGATGATAAAGTTCGTAATAAGATTATGCACCCACAAGGTGGCGTAGCGATGTCTTATCGTTATGACATTCTTTACATTGGTACTATGGATCAACCTAACATTCAGTTGTGTCGGATTAAAGGCGCAGAAGAACATCGTGGTTATCGATGGGGTATTAGAAACCCGTTCACTGGAGCACTTAACAATCCGAATATGTCGATGGATACTGATGAAGCAGAAATCCACAGAATGACAACTCTTGGTGTGATGATCTTAGATCCTACACGCACAATGAGCATAATTCCTTCAATTTTAGGATAACATAATTAAGGTATATAGGTGTTAATTCGCCTATATACCACTATTATTATTTAATGGGAGAAGAATAATAAGATGGCAAAAAAACAAGTAGAAGAAGTTAATTTTAATTATCAAGTAGATGATACAGAACCTGTAGAAGAGTTAATTCCTCTAAGTAGTGGTTCTTTTGATGTTGATACTGTTGTAGAAAAATCAACTAAAAAGCAAACAAAAGGTTTAATTTCGTGCCTTCGTAACGAAAGGGTTATTGCAAGATATATAAATAGACCAAACAATAATATTCAGAATCCACGTCATGAATTATATGGCGGTATGGCTAATACTGCATTTATTGCATATACAGTGCCTATGCTTAGGTCTGGTGCATTAGTAAATGTATTAACAGATTCTGAGAAGGCATTTCTTGAGGAATATATGGGTTTAGATAATAATGCTTTATCTGTATATCTCAAGACAAACAACTATTGGTCTAATTTTAGAGTTCGCCTAAACAAAGGTGATAATATTTTTGATCTTAGTACACCAGAGGATTATATAAAATATAAAGTTCTTTTAGCAAACAAAGATGATATTTGCCCAAGTATGACGGATTTATCTGACAGAAAAAGAGCTACATATAGATTTGTTTTAATTAATGAAGGCGATGAGGTTAAAGATTCTAACACCAAACTAAATATTGCAATGGAAGCTTCTATGCTTCTTGGTAAATATATGGACGATAAGAGCACTCTTAAACTAATAGTTGAAACAATAACCAATAGATCTATATCTAAAAAATCTAAACTAGACTTTATAAAAGCTCAAGCATTTGAATGCATTCAATCAAATCCAAAACTATTTGTGTCTTTAGCAAAAGATAAATACCTTAAAACAAAGGTTTTGATTTCTGAATGTTTAGAGTATGGTCTTATTGTAAAGCGCAATGAATATTACTATTTAGCAAGCGATAGAAGCCCGCTGTGCGAAGCAAATGAGGAGTCTACATTAGAAGTATCATCGGCTTATTTAAATAGCCCAAAACGTCAGGAAATCAAACTTACGTTAGAGGCAAAACTAAAAGCAGTTAAAGAATAATTATGACAATAAATACTACATGGCTAAGAGATCGCTTTAATCTACAATACAACAATATATTTAGTAATATAGCATCTGGTCTTGTAGATGAAGAAATATCAATGTATTTAACTATGGCTCATATAGAGATTATAGATGAATATAGCGATGACTTAGATGTTTTTGAAAAATACAGATCGGTATTAACATCATATATATATGATGATGTTATAGTTGGGTCAATAGCTGCGACTAAAACTCGTGGTATAGATTATCAAACATTTGAATTCACAAAAGACTACTGGCGTATATTGAAAGAATATGCAATCACTAATGATAATTCTGATGGATTTCCAATAAAGCCAATAAAATATGATGAGTTTAACACAATGTCAGCCAATCCATTTAAATGACCGAATGGGTTAAAGGGTTGGCGTTTAGATATAAATAATGATCCAAACACCGATTCTTTGCGTGATGTAAAGATATTATTTAAAAAACAATCTACTGGAGATTATATAAAAGAATACCGTGTTGTTTATTTAGTTCAACCAGAAGGGTTTGATTTAACCAGTGGTGAAATTCCACCACAGTTAACAAACAATCAATTCTTAGCCGAAAAGATAGTCAACAGAGCCGTTGAACTTGCGACACGCGACTACAAAGACAACACACTATCAACACAAATACAGATCAATAAAAGATCTGAATAATATTAATTTAATACAGAAATTTTAAATGGCAACATTTTCAACTAGTTCAGTTAGACAACTATTTGTCGCTAACGCATCTTCTGGTACAACCGCTGGCAGCTTTGGTGCTGCTACAGTAACAGATGGTGAACTTTCTTTTACTATTTACAATGCATTAGGAAAGCTAGTTAGCTCACCTAGAATTCCACTGTCAAAAATTCGTTCAGTAAAATCAACAGCGTATTCTCCAAAATGTTTGCGAAAGGATGCTATTAGTTTTTCAACTCCAGTGGTTGGTGAGACTTATATTATTCGTTTCGTTATGCGTCAATGGGGTAGTGGTTCTGCTGAAAACCAATACTTTAAACATGTAGGTGCTTACAAAGCAAAAACTGGAGATGATGCAGAGGATATTGTAGACGCAATGATTGCTAATGCAGCTGTTAACTTCTCAAGAGAGTCATCAACAATGTTTACGTTTAGCAAGGAAAATTCTGGAGCTGATGCTAAACTTATTGTAACAGAGTATGCTCAACCTTGGGTTAAAGGAAAACAGCAAGGTCGTCCATTGGATTATACAATTCAGTTTGTAAAAATCAATGACTCTGGTAGTGACGTTTACGACTGGGGTACTGTAACAAACATCTTTAAAGCATATCCAGGAGTTGGAACTAACCATGAAGCTCAAGATATGGAGTATTTCTATATGGGAGAGCGTGGCGATGTTTATCGTAATGTTGGATATCCATTCACATTTGATACTCAGTATATTGCAGACCCTACGGCAAATTACTCAATTATTGACATTGCTTATTATACAAACGAACCACACAATAGTGGTGGAGAATTTGCTGAAAAAGTAGTCACAATACTATGTAAAGAAGCGGCGACTACAGCTCAGTATGCAATTCAAATTGCTATTGCAGGTGCTATCAATACAGCCACTGGTGCTACTACTGTACCACTTCTTGTTAATACAGGCTCTTATGTAATACTAAAAGCTGGATCTCTTGGAACTGCTGGTAATACAGAAATTACATCACTAACATCAGCAACTAAATATGTAATTTATACAAACCCTGGCACTCCTAACGAAACGAAAGGATATGTTAAGGGGGATGGTACTGTTTCTGCAACAGAATCAGATATTGCTAATTTAGTTAGTACAAAAATTACTGGACTTACAAACGGTGTTACATACTTTGTTAAAGTATACTAATAATTGAATTTAAACTAAAAAACCAATATGGGGTATATGGGGTTATCTCATATACCCTTTTATTTTATATAAAACTATGGATGAAAAAATAAAATTAGTCATTAATTTAGTTAATTGTATTATAGGTTCTTGTTTGCGCATTAGAGAAATTCATTGGAATACTCACATACAAGCACAGCACAATCTTACAAACGATATAATGCCAGAGTTAACAGACGAGATTGACCAAATACTTGAGATTATGATGGGTATATCTGATAGACCTGGTTTTGATATATTAAAGCCAATAATACCATCATCTAAAAACCTAAAAGAGATATTACAAGCTCTAGTAATTAAAATAGAAGCTGTTAGATCAATGACAGAAGAGCCAGCATATAAGGGTCTTCATGCAAATCTTGATGAGCTTACCGCTAATTTAAATAGGTGGATTTACCTATCAGTAAATTCATAACAACAATAGTATTGATATACTAGATATAAAAAATTATAAAACCTTTGTATATGTGAGTTTTTTTACTTATATTGCAGAGGTTTTAAATTTTAAACACGTAACATGACAAAACAAGAAGTTCTAAAAAGATTTAGTAAAAAACCATACCTTTTAGAGATGGGCGCTGGCAAGTTGTCAAAATGGTTTGGTGTATCTGTTGATGTAATTAAAGAGTGTAAATCTTTGATTAGAGGTTATAATATAAAATATGTAGATGCAAAAGATGTAGTATATAAAAAAACTGGCCTTAAAATTCTAATAATAGACATTGAGACATCTCCAATGAAAGCATACATTTGGAAGCGATGGAAAGAAAATATATCATTACCTCAAACTATATCAGAATGGTTTATGTTATCATGGTCTGCCAAATGGCTGGATGGTGATTTACATTCAGATGTATTGACCTCAGAAGAGGTTTTAAGTGAAGATGACAAGCGCATAACAAACAATTTACTTATATTGCTAAATGAAGCTGATGTTGTTATTGCGCACAATGGCGATAGGTTTGACTTACCAAAAATAAATACAAGAGCACTGCTAAATAATTTTGGCCCTATTAAACCATTTCAAACTATTGATACATTAAAAGTAGCAAAACAACAGTTTGGATTTAGCTCTAATAAATTAGATGCATTAGCTATATTTTTTGGATTAGATTGCAAGCTTCATACTGATTTTGATTTATGGAAGCGTTGTATGAATGGAGATGAAACCGCATTGTCTTATATGTTAGAGTACAACAATTATGACGTGGTTCTACTAGAGAAAATCTACAAAAAACTTAAACCTTGGATTAAAAACCATCCAAATGAAGGTCATTTTAGTGAAGAGGCAGTTTGTCCTACATGTGGCTCTACTCATATAAAGTATAATTCAAACTATTATACAAATGCTGGTAGATATAAATTGTATAAATGTGATGATTGCGGTGCATTATCTAAAACAAGAAAGTCAGAGAAAACAAATATAAAATTAACATCAAATATAAGATAAGATGCATACCTATCGAGACATGATATTTATGGTAACCGATGAGCTTAAAGTTTTTTCAGATGATACTTGAGTTGAGTCTGAACACATAGTGCATCTATTAAATAAATATAGAGCATTGCTGTTTAAGCAAAGATATGGAAGTAAAAAAACTGAAATACCATACTCATACTATCAAAGACTTAAAGTAAAACTAACTCCAGGGAGTTATAACAAATATATGTTTAAATCAGAAAAGCCACTACCTAATACTATTAGCTTACAAGATATGTGGAAAGACGGGTTTATTCATATAGACGGTATTAGAACTGATAATATAAACTTTATTAATCCTAATAGATTTAAGTTTATTGGGTCAAACAAATGATTGGCAAATCAATCGTATGCTACAATAGACTACGATAAACACATGTTTATAAAGTGGTCTCAATCACAATTTACGGTTGGTATATTAACATATGATGGAAATAATTCATATATAACAACAGATGAGACAGAAGAGTACCTGCTAGCATTAGAGGATTTGATGGCTGAAAGTGTATACTATGACGCTATACTAGATGATCCTACAGATATAATATCATTTAATGAGCTAAATGAACTATATATAGATCAAGAGTTTCCAGTTGAAGAGGCATTAGTACAACCAATAATAGATCTATGCTTAAAAGAACTTGGTGGCGCTTTGTATAGACCACGTGATGTTAACAATAATGCAGGTGATGATCTAAGTAACATCAATCAAAATCAACAACAATAATGAATAAATCATTTCAAGAGTACGCAAAAAAAGTTAAAAAAGTATCTGGTAGTAGAAATCATAAGATTAAAAATAGTCTTGGAATGAAAGACGCATACTTTTATTATAGAAAAAACAGACCATCTGATAATAAATACGCATTAACAGAAAGACAATACTCTTCTATAATAAATGAGATGAATTATTTATGGACTGAAGAGTTAATCAATAAAGGAAAGATGATGTTTCCAGAAGGTCTTGGCGGTGCTCATATAGTAAAAAATGACGTATCACCAATAATAGATAAAAATGGTAATCTTAAGATTAGAAGAAATGTAAACCCATCTGCTACATTAAAATTATGGTTTGAAGACGATGAAGCTAGACAAAATAAAACTCTAGTTAGATTTGAATCTGATGAGTCTTTTAAAATCGTTTATTGGATGTCTAAAGCTAAATTTAAGAATTACCCATATGTTAGAATACAATTCACCAGAGCTCTTAAAAAACGCCTCCATGAGCGTATTATGAGTGGGGGTTATGATACTTTTGAAAATAGTAAAAAATGGGAAATATAATATTATATGTCACAAATAAAATGAACTAGTTTAAAAATAGTACTAGATAAATTACTTAGAGATCCATTGTTTATAGGTACTCCATTTGAAACAGTAATGGATTATTTTATAGACTTTATAACAATAGTCGGAACTCCTGAGTTATTTGATGAAAAAGTTACAGACCCTCCGCTAACTATAACTAATTACAGGGCTGATCTTCCTATTGATTTTGTAGATGTTGTGCAATTATCTATAAATAAACATATGGCTAGATATACACCAGATACTCATGCTGGGTATTATGATAAAATAAATGAATATCTAGAAATACCAATACCAGATCAATCACAAGAAGTTACATTTAGAATAAAGGGTAATTACATATATACATCTAAAGAGACTGGAGATTTGCTTATGGTTTACAAGTGTATTAAAGTACAAGATGATGTGGATGCTGATGATTATGGATTTCCAATGATACCAGACGATCCTGTGTTTATCAAAGCATTTAGGTTGTATGTAGAGAAAGAATTACTTAAATCATTATGGCGTATCGGTAAGGTTGATCAGCGTGTATACGAAGATGTTAAGCAAGAATATGCATGGGCTGTTGGCCAATATGAAACTCATGCAAAACGACTTGATCTTAGTAAGATGGAAACTATATCTAGATTATTTAGAAGTTTACAATACAAAAATAATGAGTTCTATACTAGATTTAGACACTTAGGAACTAAATAATTATGCAGATAAAAAGCGAAACATATAAAATTAAAGGTATGAGTAGGGATTTATCCTACTCTGCTTTTAATAAAGACTTTTCATGAGATAACTACAATGTTAGATTAACACAAAGAGATGGTAACGACTTGCTTGCTATTACAAACGAGCGTGGTAATTTAAAACTAATAACATCTATTGATATACTTGGATCAACATTGGGTACTTGTGTTATAGATGAGTATTTGGTTATATTTACACATGATAGTACTCATGATAGGATATATAGATTGTCCAAACCATCAAACAATAATTCAACTACAGTATTGCTGTTTGAAGGAAATTTAAATCTATCTGAAAGAATTCAAGCATTACCATTCTATGAAAATGAAAATATACAGAAAGTCTATTGGATAGATGGTATCAATCAACCTAGGGTTATTAATGTGGTTGCTGATTATTCATCGTATACAGATACAAGTTTTGATTTTGTTCAAGAACTTAAATTAGAAGAAACTGTATCAATAGAAAAACAAACGTATGGTGGTTCTTTTAAATCTGGTGTTATACAATATGCATTTACATATTTTAATAAAAATGGTGTTGAGTCAAACATATTCTATATAACTCCAATTCAATACATATCACCACCAGATAGGGGTGGTAAAATTGATGAATTTGTGAATAATAGCTTTAAAATAGATATTTCAAATCTTGAAACAAAATTTGAATATATTAGAATTTATGGAGTATTTAGAACATCAATAGATACTACTCCAGAAGTTAGGAATATAATTGATTTAAAAATAAACAGCACATCTGCATCATTTGTTGATACTGGCATAGAAGGTGAAGCTATATCTTCTGATTACTTATTGTATGTTGGTGGTGAAGAGTTGATACCTAAAGCGATGACTCAGAAAAATAATGTGTTATTTTTAGGAAATATAGACTTAAAAAAAGAAGCAATAACGCCAATAAAATTAACAGAAATTGATACAATATCTGAAGGCGATGTTAGTTCTATGTTTTCATGGAATTGATCAGACGATATAAGTCTTGAAAACACAACCACAGATAATAATGTGACGTATCCATATAAACCAAAGCTAACATCTTATTCTAATTCTGTAAAGCACTGAAAGTTTGATGAAATATATAGACTTGGAATACAAGGTCAGTACTCAAACGGTAGATGATCAACTCCGATCTGGCTTGGAGTTGACTTTAAGGTTGATAAAAGATACAAATCATCATTTAATGATTATTCTTACAATATAGAAAGTAGGGAGGTTGTAGTTAATAGTGTTTTCGGTAAAATATCATTAACAGATGATATTAAACTGAAGCTAATTGATTATGGATTTGTAAAAGTTAGGCCGGTTTATGTAGCGCCAAATATAAATGATAAGAAAATACTAGCTCAAGGCGCAGTGACAAACACTATAAGCCTAATAAAGAATAGACATACGGACAACATACAGACAAATGTTTTTTCTTACCCAGATTACACAAGAAGGTCAGCATCACCTATAATAAACGCAGTCAGTCGAGATGGGCATTTTAGACTTTTAACGCCAAATATAGCTCATGTACCAGGGACTGCTCCTGAAAATTACTTGCCACCATATGGTATAGAAATAATGGCTGGTCATTTATCTGGAGATGGTAGTACAGATGATTATTGGTCAACAAATTATTCAATATCTGATTTGACAACGGAGGGAACACCTGAGCTTAATTCTAAAATGCTTATGTTTAAGGATTTTAATTTTGTTAATTTTTGAAGCCCAGACATTGTTAATAATTATGAAAGATTGAATCAATATATTGACTCGTGCGATTCTATTGGATTATATGGATATGCGATGTTATCTGGACTTAGTAAAAAAATGGATACATATTCAGACAGAAATAGCGAATGATTTTCTGTAGTTCCAGAAACTGGTGGGCCAATATTAAGAAAGGAAAATTTTAACTATCATAGTGGTTGTATATCTGGAACTTTTCGTGGGTTGTTTCCAAGAATAAAATACGATACTGGTAATATGTATTTTTTTCCAGTATGATCTCCAGAGGTATTTGCATTTACTAATAATGGTGGATCTTGGTACAATAATGTTGATTTAACTTTCACAAAATTCAATGTATCATCTTTTGAATATTTTGGTTGTAATAATATATTAAATACTTATGATGAAAATGTTTATAAATTCCCTATAAATAAGCCATCATTGTTTTATGATAACAACACTGGTTATGTTAAAACAAACACATCAGACAATCCTTCGTATGGTGGTAATGTTTTATATTCTAAAAACACAGACATAGAGTATGTGCCAGGGTCGTATTCAACAATAGCTAGAGGTAATGCGAGCAATCCATTTTATGTCTCATCAAGATATTCTAAGGTTAATTCTGGTATGTATGTAAAATACAACACGAATACTCACTTAGCATTTTCTTTTGGCATAAAAAATGGTAAATATAAATGTATACCAGCTCCAAAAGCAACAATAAATACAGGTACAAGTGATGTAATTTCAAATCCATGATATAGAACAGACGAAACTTCATTTGAAATGGATTTCATCGGAGATGATAAATTCTATAACCAATGGGGCGATGATATTGACCCAGATGGATTTCAATATGGATCAATGGCTATAATAGATCTATACAGGAATGTTGGTGATAATTTTGAAGATTATATATATGGAGGTAAATCGAATGATGCATTGTATAGCAACCAATGAATACCATGTGGTGATTCTGTTAAAATAACAACATCCCCACTAGTTGTGAAATATACAGACGGTGATACATATATTACAAGATTTGACCTATTACGTGTATTTCCAAATGATATAAAACAAGTTGTTCAACATACTGGTATTATTTCTTTTTTATGTGAATCATTAATAAATATAGACGGTAGATGTGATAAGAACAGATACAACACAGACAGTTCATTGATGACTACATCTAATTATGGATTGTTGAATACAATATATTCTCAGAAAGATAATTACTTTAACTACAATATATTAGACTCTACTACATTTAACTTAACCAAATTTCCAACAACAATAACATGATCTAAAGCAAAAACCTCTGGGGAGCTTACAGACACTTGGGCTAATATATCAATGTTATCAACAATGGATTTAGAGGGGATTAATGGCGATATATCATCAATAAACCTAATTAATAATGAACTGTATGCATTTCAACCTAAAGCTATAGCCAGGATACTATTTAATGAAAGAATTCAGCAGACGGCTTCTGATGGTGTTTCTATAGAACTTACTAATGGGTATACAGTTCCAGGGTACAGATATCTTACTAATCAATATGGTTGTTCAAATAAATGATCAATAGTTGAAACCAAAAGTGGTATTTATTTTGTGGATGAATTAAATAAATCATTAAATTCATTAGGTGATGGTATAAAAGATATATCTACTCAATACGGATTTAAGTCATATTTTAACAACCTATCGTCATTTAATTTAAATCTATCATATGATAAACAAAACAAAGATATATACATACATGATGAAAGTTATTGCTTTAACTTCTCCGAACTTCTACAATCATTTGAGTCTTTCTATAGCTATAATGATGTAGATGCTATGCATAATGCATGAGATGATTTTATATCAATTAAATCAGATGCAGCAAAGTCTTATGTGTATAGGCATAACAAAGGAGACTACGGTATATTCTATGGCGATAAAAAGAATTTTTATGTAGAATACATATTAAATCCAGACCCATTAGTTGATAAAGTTTTTGATACATTTGAGTACAGGCTTACAAATGATGATATAAACTGAAATTCTCTTATAGCATCTACTTATTATCAAACTGGAACTTATAATAAAACTAAGTTTGCAGCAAATAATAAAAAGAGATTCAATGTTTACAGGTCTAGAATGCCAAGAGAGGATAATACAATAAACAGAATTAGATCTACATGAGCTAAATTAAAACTAATGTATACTAATGAATCAACAAATATAAATAAAAAGTTTAGTCAGCAAGACTTGACTGTATGGTATACAATTTAATAATTACAATAGGGTGGATATTTATTTTATATTCATCCTATTTTTTTTTGTAATTAACTTTGTATATACAATATATTTTACTATATTCGTAGTTATTAATAAATTAAATATGAAAAAAAATAACAAACCATTAAAAATAAAACCACAATCTATTTTTGACAATAGATATGACGGAGGTGGATTTATAGACTTATCAAAAACATGAACTCCAAACCTACAGCAAGAGACGCAAAATGTTAATCTTCAAATGCTTAAAGATCAAAAAGCAGGAAGGTATGATGTAAATTTAACACAATCAAATAAAACTAATTTTGGCGATTTAGCTACTAATGGTCTTGGTGTTGCGCAGGGTGTTATGCAATTAGGCTCTCAGATTGGAAATAATTTATCAACTTCTAGTATTGGTCATGAAGTTCAAGGTGTTCAAGATATATCCAGAGGCGATATTATGAATACAAATATACATGTGGATTCTAATAAAACAAACAGCTTAGGTCAAGCGGCGAGCGGTGCATTAACAGGCGCTAAAACTGGCTCTGCATTTGGGCCAGTTGGCACTGCAATTGGCGCTGGCATAGGAGCTATAGCTGGTGGTGTTTCAAGCATATTTGGAAATAAGGCTAAAGAGAAAGCAGCTCAAAAAGCAGAAGATATATGAACTAATAATTTAGAAGCTAAAGAAAGACAATTTGAATTTCAAGATTTAAGACAAAATATGGCAAATTATTCAGCGTATGGTGGCGATATATTCGCTTATGGTGGACAATTCAGCAATGGATTAACAGAGTATTCCGTTGGAAATGAATATGACCTAGATGAAAATACTATTAATGATTTAATTAAAAATGGGTATAAAATCGAATACATATAAGGTATATAAACACACATCACCATCGAATAAGGTCTATATAGGTATAACAAGCACCAGTGAGACAAATAGATGGTCAGATGGCATGGGATATAGTAGGCAGCCATATTTTTTTAAAGCAATAGTAAAATATGGATGAATTAATTTTAAACATGAGATATTATTCGATAATTTACAAAAAGATGAAGCTTATAGGCTGGAAACTGAATTAATAAAAGAATATAAAAGTTCTGATTGTAATTATGGGTATAATATACATATTGGTGGATATATAGACTTCACAATAAGTAAAACTGGAAGAATTTATAAGAAAAGGACAAAACCTGTATCTATTAATCCAAAGTTGTGACGCAAGGTGACAAAAAGCGATAAAAATGGAAATATAATAAATATATTTGATAATGTTAGGCTTGCAGCTGAAGATGCAAAAGTTCCAACAGAAACTCTTAGAACTTGATGCAAATTTAATAAACGTCCAAGAAATAATGATTATATATATTCATATGAAGATAATGCTTCAATAGAAAAAACAATTGGATATAAAACTGTAAAAGTAGAAAGATATGATTTATCTGGAAATTACATAGATACATTTGATTCAATTGAAGATGCTGGTAGAATTTTAAATATAAAAACAAATCATATACCATGCGTTTGTAGAGGGAGACGAGTTCAAACCGGTGGTTATAAATGAAAATATAAAGAATAAAATGAAAATAAAAATAACATCTATACCAAATAAATATTCTAATGGTGGCCAAGTGGACTCCATGAATGGTATGCATCTAAAAAAAGATTTAATCTCCTTTTCTACAGGTGGCACACACGAAGACAATCCAAATGGGGGAATTATGCAGGGCATTGGTGCTAATGGTCAGCCAAACCTAGTGGAGCAGGGAGAAACAAAGCACGATAATTATATATTCTCAGATAGATTAAAAATTGATAAGAATATACAACAAGCTTATAGATTACCAAAATCAACTATTGGTAAATCATTTGCAGATGCATCCAAAATCATCAATAAAGAGACTAAAGAAAGACCAAATGACATTATAAGTAAGAATGGTCAGAAAGCTATGTTGTCAACACTTACTGAGGCTCAAGAAGCACTTAAGCAACAAGACCAAATAGACCAACAAGATAATGAAAAAATAAATGTATTAGGTCATGGTGATTCTATATTTGCTAAAGGTGGTCAAATACATATTAAAAAAGAAAATAGAGGTAAATTTACAGAAGCGGCAAAACGTGCTGGTATGGGTGTTCAAGAATATGCTCATCATGTAATGGCTCATTCACACAATGCAGCATTACGTAAGCGAGCAAACTTTGCTATACAGTCCAAACGCTGACATAAAGCCTTTGGTGGTGACTTATTTGCGAAAGGAGGGGATTTGTATGATCATTCGGATTATCAATCCTTGGCTGTAGATAAGGGTGATTATATAGAGTTACCATCATATGCAAGTGGAGGCGATTTAGATTTATTTGCTTTTGGTGGAGATATGTCACACTTTCATAGAACAGATCATCAGGGCACTATAACATATAAAGATGGCGGCAATTTGCAAGATAATAAAACAATAGATGTTTATGGCGATGATTATGTAAAATCATTAATAGATAAAACTGATAAACCAACTCTTGATAGGTATAATTTTCTTATTAATGAAACAAAAAGATTAAGAGATTTAAATGACCCAAAATATCAACAAGAATTAAATAGGAGAGCAAATCAATTAGCTATATTAAAATCATCATTACTTCCTGGTGATGTTAAATCAAAAGAGCTACTAAATGAGCCTGGTTATCAACCACAAAGAAGTGATATTATACCAATGTCTATATTTGCAAAAGGTGGTAATAAAACAACAAGATTACCAAGTTCTTCATTAATTGGATTAAATGATGTTGGAGTGGATATGTCCAAAGTGTATACACCTAATTTGAAATTAGAAACTCTTGCATCCAATAAGCAACTCAAAGCTAATCAAGCCGCTGACATGTATGATGTACAACCGCAAGATTACAGCAATTCTTATTATAATTATAGCGGATTTGACAGATATGCCCCAGTAATGGCCAATATAGGTTTGGGTATATCTGATATATTCTCAAAACCAGAGAGTGTACAATATGGTAGATATACACCAGAAGCTATAACATCAAGAATGGATTACACACCATTTGATACAGAATGAATGACTAATAAACTTAAATCACAGGCAGCAGCTACACGTCAAGGTATTTTAAACACATCCTCTGGCAATAGAGCTACAGCTATGGCTGGTTTATTAGGCGCTAATCAACAATCTAATGAAGCTATAGGTGATGCTTACATGAGAGCTGCGCAATATAATCAACAACTTAAAAATCAAGCACAACAGTTTAATCTGGGTGTAGAGCAAGCAAATGTAGCGGCAAAAAATCAAGCTCAACTTCAAAATCTACAATTTCAGCAACAAGAATCACAAGCTAATATGGCTAATAGAGCAGCACAAAGAGCGGCGGTTAGACAAGCTATTATTAATGCAGCATCTAATCTTGGTAGCATAGGTCGAGAAAATTGGGCAGCTAACACTGGCTCTCAAATGTTTGGTTATTCTGTAGATCCAAGAACTGGTAAATTAACTTATAATAGATAATATAATGGCGATAAGTCAATTCGATAAAATAGATTATGCTCAATTTAACCCACTCTCCACTCAGGAGATGTGGGCTCCATTGCAATACTTAAGAGAGCAACACGATAAAACAGAGGAAGCTTTATCTCAACAATCACAGGTTAATGCTGCTTCATTGCAAGGCTTAAATGCAAGTATAGATAAAGCGGCTATAGATATACATAATGCTTACACAGATCAAATAAACAAAGCTACACAGGATTTGATGTCAAAGGGTTTTTTAGATTCTGGTAGACGTAGAAATCTAAACAATTTAAAAGCTGAATATAACTCCAAGATAGTGCCACTTCAAACAGCCTTACAACAAAGACAAGCAATGGCAGAAGAGCAACGTAAGATGATGTTACAAGACCCTACACAGAGATTTACTAAAGGTGTAGGTGATATAGCTCTTGCTGATATAGTTGCAGATCCTACGAAGCTCTCATATCAAAGTGTTAGCGGTAGAGATTTATCAAAAGAGGTTGCTCAAAAAGCTCAAATGTTAGAAAAGACAATAGAACAACAAGCCCCTGAGTTAAAAAGCTCTGGAATATTTGGAAAGTATTTAACAGCAGTAAAATCTGGAGCATCATTATCCGAAGTAGAATCTGCTATGAGACAGCAATATGGTAGTGGTCTTACTAATAAAATGACAAACGTGCTTCATAATCTAGTTAATCAAACTATGAATGAGTATGGTGTTTATGATAAGTTTGCTGGTAATCAAAAAGCTATTGGCGATTTGTGGAATTCAGCGGCTAGTGGGTTGTATGCAGCTATAGGTTCTAAACAATTTGGTTATCAAGATGATCCAATGGCAATATGGAGAGCTCAACAAAAAGAACTTAAAGCGCAATCCCCAGAACCGCCTGGTAAAGTTCATATGGAGTATGAGGGCGCATATGATGAGAAAGATTTTAAGGAGATAAATAGATTAAATAAAGAGTCAAAAATGGGTAAGGTGACTTCTGGGTCAACATTTACTGGAGCTCCATATGGAAACTTTACTGGAGGACAAAGTTCTCTTGATAAAAACAAGTATACAGAAAATCCATCATTTAGCAAACTATATATGATGGCAAAATCAGCCGGAATGAATAATATTCCAACAAAAATAGCAAATAAAGATATAGGTCAATGGGCTGATAAAATCTCTGAATTCTTAAAAGAAAAGCATAGAACTGCTAATAAAAATAGATATTTTTACAATGTTAGCGATGAGACAACTAGTAAATTATCATCAGCATTATCAGACATTGATGATATAAAAGATGTTTCTGGTAACAGTGTTAAAAAGTCCAATATATTTAAAAATGGTAAATTAGTTTCAGATCCAGTACTGACATACGGGTCACATGGCGCTGCACTAAAGATTACAGATAGTGACGGAAAATCACATGTTGTCCCATTTGATATGCACAAACTTGGGAATCCAGAATTAGCTGGATATGATCGTGAAATACAGTCAATCAATAATGATATAAGTGTATTGGACGACAATAAGTTTAATAAAAAATACGATGGAATATCTAAAGCTAAGGCAAAAGAATATATAAATAACCAAATGAATCTAATATCTCAAATATTAAGTGGTGAAGCATATTCTAAAACCAAATCGGCAGATGTTTATCCTGGATATTAAAAAATAAATAAAATATGCCAATAAAAGAAGTATATGAGGGTGATATAAGCCCAAACGAAGAGGCTAGTGGAATGAAGGCGTACTACTCAAGTGGTAAGAAAAATAAAAACCCTTCATTTCTTAGCGCAGCTCAACAAACATGAGGTAGAAATAGTCAGGCTCAATGGTCACGACCTCTTAGCGAGGTTGTTGGCCCTACTGACTATGGTAGTAGTGCATATGATGTTCAGGGTGAATCAATGAGCCAAATTGAAGACCTTGAGGATACTAGATCTAAAATACAACCATTTGTTGATAAATTTGGTGCAGGCGTAGGTACGTTTTTAGGAAAAACTCTTACAGCTACTGCTGGTGGTATTGGTACATTAGTTTATGGTGTGCCAAATGCTATTTTCGGCACAGATGGCACTGCTGGCGAAAAACTTAGAGCTGTATATGATAATGATTTTAATAAGTGGTTAGATAAAATAAATTCAGGCATAGATGATGCATTTACAGTACATTTAGCTAAATCTGAAAGAGAAGGTAGTTTATTTGATCAAACAATAGGTTCTGCTGGATTTTGGACTAAATCATTTCTTGGTGATGGACTGTCTTTTGTTGCAGGAGCTGTATTATCATCATGGGCAACTGGTGGAGCTGGTAAGCTTATTGGATGAGGGGCTAAAGGTATTGGTTTAACTGGCGCTTTATCAAAAGGCGCAACTGCTGTTGGGGATGTTCTTAGTGAATCAAAATATTTATCAAAAGCAGCTAATGTGTTAAAGGGAGCATCATCTATATCAACTGGATTAGAAGATGCAACTCAACTTGCAAATAAAGCCAGATTTGATAAGTTTATAGCAGGATCTAAGAAGCTAGCAGATGTTGGTCAAAAGTTTGTAGTTGGCTCTGCGTATGAAGGTGGCGTTGAAGCTAATGACTTTATAAAACAATCAACAAGTAATTATATACAACAATACCAAGACAAGTATGGGCAACTACCATCTGAGGATGAACTAGCAGATTTTAATAAGAAAATACTACCACAGGCTAATGCTTTATTTTTAGGAAATGTTGCTTTAGTTGGAGCGGAACATATGATTGCCTTGCCGCATATTTTTGGTCCAGGTGTTAATACTGCTATAAAAGATGCTAGAAAAGCTATTGGCAAAAGAGTTGTAGGTGAAGCTGAAGAGTTATTTGTTAAAGATGCAGAAAGATCAACCTTAGGCAAAATAGCAACTGGTGCCTCCAGGGGGTTAAAGCCAATAGTATCTGAAGGTCTTATGGAGGAGGGTGGTCAGAATTTTATGAAAACATGAGCTTTAGATTATGCTGATAAGAAATATAATCCAGACTCAGCTAAAAGAACTTATGATTTAATGAACTCTCTTGGTAACGCTTTTAATCAAGCATATGCAACTACAGATGGTTGGAAGGAGATATTAGCTGGTATGATTATTGGCGGCATGGGTGCCCCTAATATAAATGCTATAGGCAGTATTAGAACTAAAGAGAATGGATTTAAAGAATTTAAACCATTTAGTGTAGATAAAGAGAAATCGCTATGGACTGGTGGAGTGTTCGGTCAATTTCAAGATGTTCATCATAAAAATATGATTGCTCAACAGTTGATTGATGATTATAATAAACAAGACGCATCAGCAGCCTCCGAACACTTTAATAGAGCTTTATCACAAAATCAAGGTATTGTATCTCAAATAGGTGACATAAACCATCAAAACTCATTAACGGATGGATATGATGCTGCAGTTGAGTCTGGAGACCATTATACTGCAAAGAATTTAGAAGATGATAAATTTCACTCATTCATAAAATCAAGAATTGATTCTGGATATTACGATTCATTAGAAAGTGAGTTGGTAAAACCAATCAAAGATATGACTGATGATGAATTTAAAGAAAGCTTTGGCTATGGTGATAAGCTAATATCAAATGAAGAATTATCAGATAGAAAGAGAAAAACTATAGAGCAAGCCAGGAAAAGTATTAAAAATGTCAAAGAAGCTATAAGCACTGTTGATAGTGTTATGGATGTTGATTTATCTAAAGAAGATAATAGACTTCATAGAGATTTACTAATATATGCTTTATCTACAAATAAATCAGTTGGCGATAGAATAGAATCTATATCTAAGTCCATTAAAGATACAATAAAAGATCAAGCTTGGGGTCAAAATCTTCAAGTGTTAAATGATATAATTTCTAGAGATAAAGAATCTTTAGCCACAGAGACTGATAGTGACAAAATAAAACTACTAAAAAAAAGGATTGAAGATACAGAAGAAAACATATCTAAAATAAAAAATTTAGAAGCTGAATTGCCAACATCTGTCATAGGTATGAAGGAGTTTGCTAAAGAAGCTAAAGAAAGATATGTAAATAAAGCTGGTATTGATGATGGATCAAAAGAGGACTTCAATCAATCATTAGATGACTTAGTTAAACTAATGAGACGAAAAGTAGAAGCTATAGAGTTGTATAACACAATGAAAGATCCTAAAGCTTTTAATAATCTATATAGAACCGAAAGAATAGATACCAAGATTAGACAATGGCAAGAAGAGGCCTTACAGAAAATAGTTGATTCACAAAATGAAGAGATAGCAAAAGCTAAAGATCATGTAGATAATGGTGGTGATCCTATTGAAGCTCAATCTATATCTGGAGCTGAAATAAACAATATTCAAAAGATTGTTGACAATAAAAATCTAATAGATCAATTGGATAAGGCTAAAACTGATGTAGAGTTTTTAAAAGTTATAAATTCAAACAGCGAGAAACAATATGATAATATAGATGATTTTCTAGAAGATGTTACAGATGCTCATCAATCAGGTGTTGTATCCGATGAAGAACTAGCGGCTATCAATAAATTATATGGAGATATTTATACTAGCTCTTATCTCTATACTAAAAAACCAGTACAACAAACTCCAGATAAACTAGAATCTAAAGGATCGTTACAAAAAGGTAATCCAAATAATTCTGTATTAGGCAAAAATACTGTAAGTCAAGTAGAAAATGAGGCTAATAATGTAGATAAAACATTAGGAGAATCTGAGAGAAAATCAACCAATAATGAAGGTGAAAAACTATTTGACGCATATGATCATATAGCTTGGTTAGGAATGTCTTATGATATATCTGAAGGCAAATTTATAGACAAAGGTGTAAATAAAGATGCATCTAAAATAACATTAGATTTTAAAAAGCTTAATAAAGGTGATAAAATAACCTTTGAAGTTGTATATGATGACGCATTTATGCCAGGAAAATCATATACAGATGAAGAATTAACAGATTTTGTGACAATATCTATAAAAAAAGATGGCGAAATAGTTGGATATGTCCATAAAATTGATTACATTCGTGAGGATAGAATAATTAAGACAGATTCTGATGGTAACGATAACCTAGAACGCAATAAAGAAGAACTTAGAAGGTTTAGGTCTTTCATCATTAAAAATAAAGGTTGAGAGTCTGTAGTTACAGACAGATGGAATGGTAGGTTGATGTTTAGTAAAGCACCACAGCCAACAAGAAATGCATTACCAGATAAAAAACTTAATGTAGCAATAGTTACAGACGGTAATATAACAAGACCAAAATCATTTAAAAGTAATGATGTAATTATAAATGAGGAAAAGATTAAATCTTCAGCTAAAGGTTATTTTAAAAATGGAGCTTATGCAATACTGCCAGTAAACAAAGATAATACAAACAACTATTATATAGCAGTGCCATTAAGCCCATCCAATTTGGCGCAATCACCTCTTGAATCAGCTAATATAATAGCTCATCTCGTAAGGATGTTTATTAAAAGTCAACTGGGAGATATATCAGAAGGTGATGCTTTTAATAGAATATCTAAAGATATATCAGATAAAACAAAAGTAAAAGACTTAGATGGTGATCCTATAAATATGAATGCCAAATCACTAGAAGGTCTTAGAAATATAATAAGTTTATTTACATACCCAAGGCAGTCATATAGAGATGATCTTGGTGTTACGGATGTTAATGGTAATATATTTGGGATAAACTACACCAAAGATGGCAAGGCTTTAGTATTATCATTTGGTGTTGCTAATGATTTAAATACATATACAATATGGTTAAATAAACCATTAGATGAAGAAACCTTTGATAGAATGACAGAAGGGATGATAGAATCTCTATCACAGCAGTTTTTCTATCATAATAAAAACTTAACTGGTCAAACCATTAACTTTCCTAAAATATCAACAATTAATGGCAAGATTGATGTTGAGTTCTCAGAAATGCCTTATGAAGAGTTTGTAAAAGATCATACACAAACAAACGTATCATCACATAATATAGGAGATGATATTAACCCCAACTATATATATACTATACAATCTAATATTGTATATAAAATGCCTACTAATGATGAGTATGGTTCTATTATAAAAAAACAAGAAGAACCAACTGAAGTTCCTAATAAACCAGAAGTTAAAAAAGCTGAAGTTGATAAAGATGTGGAGAGTATTGGCTCATTATTTTCAGTAGAAGAAAAACCAGAACCAACTAAGCCTAAAAGAGAGCGTAGAACTGGTACAGATGGTAAAGCTAGGCCAAGAGCTAGCTCTTCTAATTTTATGCCAGACTTTACATCAATAGAGACTTTAGAAGTAAATTCTGGATTTAAAATAACCCCACCGTCTAACACGTTAGGTATGAGCGTTTTAGAATTCTCTAAAAGATTTGATTCAGAATATAGAAGATCATTTATGAAGATGGTTAGAGAAAAACAAATAGAATTTACATGCAAGTATTAATAAAAATATATAAAAAATGATTTGTTCATCAAACGATCCAAAAGTAAAACAGTTTGAGACTATAGTAAAAGACAATGGCGCAGCAGTTGATGCTGTCCATTGGGCTTTGACTAGTTTTAGTGGTAATGATGTAAGAAAAGTTAATGATGCAATTAAGTTTGTAGAACGTATTAAATCAGCTAAACCAACAAGTAAATCTGATGCTGATAAGATATTATCTACGTTAGAAAAGCAAGGCCTTATAAAGAAAGTGACTACTAGGGCTGGCGATCACTACTCAACTATACACCCAGAACTTCTTAATTATATTATTGAAAATAAAAGAAATGTAATTAAATCAGCTCGTGGAAATATTAGTGATAACGAAGAAGCGCTTCCGTATGACTATTTGTATTCTGTAAAACCTATCAAAGCAAATACTCAGGATATGGCTGATTTTGATGATAAAACCAGACTTGAAAAAGTTGGTTTATCTATGGTTGGTACATCATTAATGTCTACCGATGGAGTTGTAAGGATTGAGTTGGTAAATCAAACAGTAGACACAATAGTAGAGGATATAGCAAGGGCCGTAATAGATTCAGGTGATAAAGGTATATCAAGGGATGATGTTAAAAAGATTTTTGATACATACTATGATACATTTGCTAGTATAGCTGATGAGTTTGAAGAGGATGGCAATGAGCTTGGCGTTAAACACGCAGAAAGCTATCTCAACAGTTGGAGTAACCTTGAAAATATGGTTCTTGACGCTTTAAAAAGAAGGGCTGGTATTGTATTTAAAAATAACAAGCAAGAAAATATTACAGATACTTTATCAAATACAGATGTAGAAAAAATATCTGAAAATAGTGGTGCTGATTTAGATGGTGCTGATAAAACTCAAGGTATATATTCGGATGATTTTTCTATCACTCTTGATAGTAAGATTGGGTTGTCTGGTAGATTAAAGCTATTTATGTCTACATTAAAGAGTGGTAAGGTTCACTACTTAACTAATGAGCCATTATTTGAAAAATTTGATACGGCATACAATACTCTTAATGCTATCCTTTCTAATACAGAGCCTAACTTTGGCAAGATGATAGCTAGATTGGATCAATTTAGAGATTATGAATGAATTGCCGATCTATCAGACAAACTAAAAGCTCAAGGTAGAGATAGCAAATTATCCAAAGAGTTCATTACGGCGATGAATAAACACTACGTTGATATGTCATATATAAGCTGGTCTAATATGGGCTCTAATGGCTTTAAAATGGCTATTAATGGTGACAATTCAAATTCCAGAGTTAGAATGATATTTAATGATTGGAATGAATCTTTTTATAATAGTAATATAGTAAAAACGAACTCTAATTATGTGCAATACTATGACACAAAAGCTGCTAATGACGCTGTGGCTGCATTTGACCATATGTTTGAAAATTCAGGCACAATTGATGCTCAAACCATTGTAAATACTATGGGTCTTGTTGGTATTAGATTGTCAAATAATACAGCAGAAAATCTATTAAAAAATGGATTTAAATATGGAAGAAAACAACTAAATACAAATCAATTATTTGATATAAAGAATACTAATTCTCCAATAACAAGTGTATATAAAAAATTAGCTGCTATATCTAAATTAAAAGACAACGTAGAGGTTGGTTCTGATGAAGAGTTAGATTTTCTAAAAGGCGGTGCAATGAGAGCATTGGCTGCTATGGAGTCTAAATACACAAAACACCTATACAGTAACTCATTTCAATCAGGTAATAAGACAATATTTTCATACACTAATGATAAGTTTATAGTTGATAGGTTTTCAGATTTACTTAATGGATATAATAATGGAGATTATTCATTATTAGATAGTTTATCTACAGATGCCTTTGCTAAAAACTCAAGATGGTTAACACAGCTATTAAGAGCGAAAGATGCTACTAATGATAATGATACAGCCTTTTCTGAGGTGTTTGATTTTCTTTACCTATCATTAGATCCTCTTAAAAAAGAGAAAGGCGAAGCCGCTGATAGACCATTAGCTGATTTATCTCCAAAAGAGATACTGGCGGCTAAGTTAGCCTTGATGTATAACAATGGCATGACAATAGCTGGTGATAAAAATAGAGTTGGTAAAATGTTTTACCCAACAATGTCAGACAAAACCACTATGATTGCCATACAGAATATATTATTATCAAGACAATATACAAAATTAGACACCGATAATAATGGCAATATAACTGTTAACAACGATCTAGTAGATTATATATATGATAATGTAGTTAAAGCTGAAATGAATAGAATGTATGCTATTCAAGAGAAGACTAAAAACTATAGAGAATCATTAAATGTTGAAGGTTTTGATGGTGGTGCTAGATATTTCTATACAATACCAGAATTGAATGGTATAGCCGACATGTTTACATGAGATGAAGCTTCTGGTAAACGTTATTTAAAGCAAGAGGATGACTTTATAAAATCATTACCTTTAATTAAAGAGTCTATCAGGTTATCATTAAACGCTATTGTTACAAATCAGATAGAGCAATTTAAAAAAGAAGGTATTGGGTATGCGGTTGATGCTGAAAATAAAGAATTGCCATTGCAATATATAGATAGCAGGTTGGTATCATCAGTTAGAGATTCTTTGGATGATAAATCACTTAAAAATATATCAGATAATATAGCCGCCGACTTTGCTGTTAACTATTTCTTGCATAATCTTAATGTAGCGCAATTGTTCCATGGAGATTACGTTAACTACTTTAAGAAAAATAAAGCTCAAGAAGAGCTTGAAAAGCAGTTAAAAACAGGTAATGTTTCAGACCTAGCATTGCTGTATGACGCAGTTAAAGAAACATTTGATAACTTAGGCAAGCGTCTTGCTGCAGATTTAGCTCCTGGCTATGAGGCTGACTATGGTGAGTCTAAGCCATTTATTAAAGTAACTACATCTAATGATAGAAATGTTAAATCATTAGCATCAGATATAGTAAAAGAAGTATTCAAGGATGGTAAGAAAGATCAATCTGAGTCTGATAAAAATTCAATAGCTGCATGGAGTAACATTAACTCATCTGACGCTCAATCTTGGAGTTCTTTGGAGTTTCACTTAGATACACTTTATAACTTTGGCAATAAATTGGTATCAGAAACTGACTATAAAAAACTAAAAGCAAAAATAAAAGAAGCTAGAGATAATAATAAATATAATGAGTTAGATTTTTCTCAGGATGAGCTATCTATTATATTAAATCCAACTAAGCCGTTATATTCCAACAATAGACAAGTACCACTTGATGGTGATAGTACTATCGGTGTTAGATCATATATAAAAACATCTTCATTTCCATTAATACCACAATTAGTTAAAGGTACTGATCTAGAGCATGTTGTGAATGCAATGGAGAATGGCGGTGTTGATTTGCATGTATTTGAGTCTGGTTATAAAGTTGGTTCTACAATACATAGCACTGATAGTAAAGCAGATTCTAATAGTAAGCTAGACTTATTTGATAAAGATGGTAATATGCTATATGATAATGTAGCTGCCTTATCTGATAGTAAAAATCACATAATACTTGATATAAAAGGTTTTAAAATACAACAAGAAGTTCCATATCATGATCATCCTGGATATATCAATAAGGGATCCCAGGAGTCTAAGTTGTTATTCTCAAACATCAGAGCAATAGAAGGCTTTGAATATGATGGTAAAAAAATGAATGGCGCAGAGCTTGAAAAAATATATAACCAAAAGTATAAAGAGCTATATAGAAAAGAAGCTGAAAAACTTAGAAATGAAGTATTTGTAAAAGATGCTGATGGTAATCCTACTGGTCAAGTGGACATACATATGATTCAGAAGTTGTTTAGAGAAGCTGCTAATGATAGAAATTATTCTATCAACGATAAGATAGGTTTATCTCTTGATGATAAAAATGAAGCATTTAAATTTCCACTATGGTGTTTGCCTGCTGCTCACAAATATGAATCACTACTAATATCTATAGTGGATAATAGAGTTAGAAAGCTTAAAATACCTGGTAATTCATTTGTATTAGGCTCTGAGGCTGGATTTAGATTTAAAGATCAAATAATAACAGATAAAAAAGACCAACAAAAGATATTTAAAAAATATCAAGACCAAATAATATTTACAAGTAATGCTGTAATAGAAAATGGTGAGATAAATCTTCAAACATATAGAAGAGATGGTAAGAATATGAAGCCTACTCAGGTATTTATACCATGTAAACTTCAAGGAAAGAATGGTCACTTTATAGACTTAATGAAATATACTATCAAAAAAGATGGTAGATTATATATAGATGAGAATAGATTTCCTAAAGAACTCTCAAATATGTTTGGCTTTAGAATACCAACACAAGGGCACAACTCTATGACATCAATAGAAGTGGCTGGATTCTTACCAGAGGCTTGTGGCGACTTAATTATAGCTACACAAGATTTGGTTGTACAGATGGGATCGGATAAACGTTAATGTCCGAGTAAAATCCTGTGAATTGCTGGAAACCCCTTAGAGTAATTCAAACTACAACATAGATAGTAATATCAAATGTGAATGTTTAAAAATTGAATTAATTGGGCAATCAGCAGCTAAGTAACTATCCTGTCAATTATGATAGTTAAAAGTTCAACGACTAGAGGTGAGCCGACAGAGCAATAAAACCTCAATAGCGCAGGACACCTTAATGGTGATGATATAGTCTAATCTTTATAGAAATATAAAGCTAATAAAAATGTTTGACGTGGACAAACTATACACATACATGTATGCTACGAAAGAAATTATCGTAGATAAAGAAAAATCTAAGGAATTTAAAGCAAAACTTAAAGAGTATTATACCAAAGATCAGATAGAAGCTCGTAATCAATTTGGTGATATTGTAAATATACTTAATAGTGATATTGAGTTGACAGAAGATCAAGAGTCTATGCTTATTGATACACTAAATAGTATAAAAGAAGCTCATAATGATATTAAAGAAATTAAATCATGGCTTAAAAATAATATAAAGATTGTTAAAGATGAGGAAAAATCTTTGTTTAATGACCTTTTAGATATACATTTGGCTGTATTTAAAAATGGTAGTGATGATTTGTATAGATTAATTATGGCTCCAAATGGTTTTGGTCAGTTAAAAACTGGTAAAACCACTGGACTTGGGTTTGATATTGAGAGACTAAAAGACAACGCTAATAAAAATAGATTAAACTATCTATCTCCAGAATACCAACAGATGAAATTCCTTAACGGCACTTCAGGCAAACAAGGTGTGGGAATTTTTAGTTCGCTATCTATGTTTAACTCAATCACCCAAGGCAAAGAGCTTAGATATGTTAATAAGTCATCAGATAGCGATAGAAGTGTATTCAGTGTTACATTTGGTAATGAAAAATCTAATGGCGAGTTGGGTTTATTAAAAACAATCAATGGAAAGTACTTCACATCTAAAGTTATTGAAGCGTTTCAGTCTGCATCTGTAGATAATGAGAAAGAACAAATTCTATACAAACTAAATATAAACAAATACACAGCACCCGTTATTAATGCTTTAGCTGTTTTAGGCTTTGATGAAGAGACTATATGTTATTTCATTAATCAGCCTATAATAGAATATTACACAGAATTTATGGCATCTAAGGATTCATCATTAAATGATTTCGATCCAGATGCCGGCGCTAATGTTTTTGATAAAATAGAGAATTTTATAATAGGCAAGTACAATATAACTGATATTGACAACTCATTAAATAATTCTGGAGTTGATGTTTTAAAAGAACAAATTGCAACTAAAGAACAAAATAGATCTAAAAGTTTTTGGGAAAAACAACTTGGATTGCTTAGAAAATTTGAAGAAATTAACGAAGTTGGCAATTCAGTTCAAGCATTGATGCAAACCGTAAATGCAGAGTCTAAAGGACTCGGTAAGACATTGTTTGGCTCATTATCAAGAGAAGATAAAATTAATGATATAGATGATGTAACTGAGAGGTATAACTCTGGTAAGTCAGCTACAGGTATTATTAATGCAGGTAGAATTCTATATGAATTTAATGAAGATGGTGAGTATACAACTAATGAGTTTAATGGAAAAATCACAGACTCATTAAATGGTTTTGTAGCAGAGTATGGCACTAAAATATTAAATAATATTGGTTCTCAAATATTCCCATATAGAAAGAAGCCAATTAATGATATATTTGATTATCTAAGAGAGCTATTAGGCAAGAAAGGTTCTTCAATATCTCAAGATGAAGATTTTATGGGTAAAACTTTTACAGCAATGAAGTCGTATTTATTCTCTAATACTAATCTATATGGAGATAAAGTTGATTTAAAGGCTGAAAGAAAACGTTTATTTCTTGGTGAATATAAACTATTAGATCCAAATAATCCTAACGGAGAAGCTATATTAGTAAACCCATCACTTGCTGACACCATAGAAGCATTAAAAAATGAAAACATAGGTAAGTCTAACATGCTACTCAGGATGCTTACAGTGGACAAAAGAATGACCTCTAGCGCTGTTAAACTGGTTAAATATAATGCAGCATCTGGTCAAAATGCAGATGAGTCTGAAATACACCAAGCATTTATAGCTTTATTTAGAGAAAATGTGCCATTAGAGTATAAAATTGGTGATAAAATTAATAAGATAAACTCAAGAGATCTTGCTTTAGATTTAATTAAATACACTTATTTATCTGGTGGCTCTCAAGAGGCTATACAATTCACTAGATATATACCTATAGATGTGCTTGAATATATTGGATTTGGCGATAGAATCAATACTATAGCAAAAAATATTAGCTTATCACATTTTGGTACAAGTGTAGAAAAAAATTCAATTAAAAATTCCAACTTTGTTGAACAGTATTTACAACATAACCCAAGTAAAGTGCCAGTCAAAATTAAAGGTAAACTAAACAAAGGCAATAAAGATTTAAAAAATGTTCAAATAAAAGATGGTATTGTTTGGAAATTCACTCCAAACTTTACAGTAGATACAACTAAAGGTTCCGCTGATTATATGTTAGGTCAAAAATATGTTGTTGGCATGACCGACAATATGAAATATCTAATATATAAATTTAATGGTACTGAGTTTGTAAATATACCTACACTTGGAACATTTGGTATGAGTGAATATGACTTTAACCTACCATCAGGAGAAGTTGCTCAATCTGTAATTACATCAAGAAATATAACTCCTTTAAATGAAAACAAACCTAGTGATATTAGCAATAAATTATCACAACAGGTTAAGCAAGAAGAGTTAGATGTAACAAAAGAATATGACTTATATAAGAATTCATTAGATAATGAAAATCAAATTAAAGGTATATTAGAGTTAATATCAAAAAATGGTAATGAAGCCAACAGTCGCATTGCTAAAAAGCTATTAGAAAACACTCACCTTTTAAATTCTATTAGTGATTATAATTTATCTTATGGAGATGTTGGTAGGTCATCTGGTAGGCACAACATGTATGATAAAACTATAACCATATCTAATATTAAAAACAAGTTTAAATCAAAAGATAAACTTGAAAATACTTTAGTTCATGAAATAGTTCATGCATATACTGTTAGAACGCTTAGATTAATATTTGATGATAAATTCAAATCAGAAAATATAGAAGAGTTTGAAAATCTAGATCCTAAAATTATTGAATCCGCTCGTAGAATTAGATCTATAAGAAGAGCTTTAGTTTATAAGGCTAAGTCATCTTCTAAAGAACTTAGCGATAAACTTAAAGACATAGAAGCTTGGTGGGCCAACAACAAAACAACTAAACTTACAGAAGAACATAAATTTGCTTATTCATTGAGTGATGATTTTGAGTTTGTCTCAATGGCGCTTACAGATAGTAGTTTTAGGTCAGAGATTGATAAACTAGATTCTATAAGTGATAATAATAGCACTCTAAAGAAGCTATGAGACGCTTTGCTTAAATTCTTAGGTCTTGATAGTGTATCTAATATAGATAAAACATTTATTGAAAACAATATATTTAATTTTATAGATACTATTGAAACATCTATTAAAGAACCATCAAAAAAGATTGACAAGAAAGAATTTAAAGATAATGAAGAGTATAGAAACTTATCCAATATACTTGATGAAATAGAGTCTAAAAAAGAAGTTGAGATAATTAAAGAGCCAGTTAAATATTACGAAGGAAATATAACTCCAGATAAAAATACTATATTTGTTTTTGGTAGTAATCCAGAAGGTCGTCATGGTGCTGGTGCCGCTAAAATAGCGAGAACACAATTTGGCGCTATTTATGGTCAAGGTGAAGGATTGCAGGGTAATGCATATGCTCTACCAACAAAAGATCTCAGGATTACCGAAAATAAAGGATTTAAATATATATCATTTGATCAAATCGTAGAAAACATTAAAAAACTATATGAAGTTGCCAAACAAAATCCAGATAAACAATTCAAAATAGCTTATAGAAATACTACGACAACATCTTTAAATGGATATACTGGATTGGAAATGATTGAGATGTTTAAAACTGCCGGTGATATTCCATCAAATATTGTATTTAGTAAAGAGTGGATTGAAACTGGCGAATTTAATAAAAAAGAAGAACCAAAAGTTGAAGAGCAAACAAAACAAGAAGATCCAAAAAGTAAATCATTTTCATATAAAGGTGTATCAATAGACACTGAATTTCAATTAGGTGAAGACCAAGACAAATCACTTAAAGAGTTAATAGATTTTATTGATGGCTCATCTGACACAGCAATGACACTACAAGGTGCTGCTGGTACTGGCAAAACAGCTACAATTGGTTATCTTCAGAAATACTTAAACAAAAAAGGTTATACTCCTTTTGTTTATATGGCTCCAACACATGCAGCAACTGTAGAATTAGCATTTGCTACTGTTAAAACTGGAAATACATCTATGCCATTTACTGTAGCTAAGGCTGTAAGATATGATAGTCTAAATAAAAAGAATGTATTTACCATGAGAATAAATGAAATTTTATCTTATGGTGGTGTTATAGTAGTCGATGAATCTTCAATGCTTGATGATAATGACGTAAATGCTATAATAGAAGCATCTGAAAATATTGGTGTTAAGGTTGTTTTTATGGGTGATGAGAAGCAGATACCAAAGGTTAGCAAAGAAGGTGGTGATGTAATGTCATTATTTGGTGAAGATTTTGGGACTATTAAAAAAAGAGTATCATCTGCTTTTACGAAACTAAAGCAAACAAATCTTAGACAAGTTTTTAGACAATCAGACAATGGATTGCTTGCACTTTTATCTAAAATGAGATCTCAAAATAATTTTAAATTATTTAAAGTGAATAACAGAAAGTCTGTAAAATTTGTTGATAGAAGTGAGTATAATAAATTATTAAGGGAAGATATATTAAACGATCCTGAAAATACTATTGTTATATCATACACAAACGGTTCTGTTCAAGAAGTTAACAAAAATGTTAGATTAATTAGAGGTATGAGTGGTAGTCCAAAAGTGTTTGATGTTATCATTGGATATATAGGGTATGCCAATAAAAAGATAGATGCTGGGAATATAGCTAATAGTGTTCAATATACTATTGATACAATACAAAGAGATGGCTCAGAACTTAGAATTATAGCAAATTCTGATAAACTAAAACAACTAGTTGATTTAGGGATATCTGGTATATCTAAAGTAGCATTTACTAGATATTTGCAGTTATCACAAGGTGATAGTCTTTCTATTGATGATATGACAAAAGAAGATTATGACAACAACAATGAAACATTATCTAATATATTTAGATCGGTGCATGAATTAAATATGGCTTATGACAGAAAACAGATTAAATATTACACATATCTAAATGCATTAGCAGAAAAAACTGCTATTTTAGCTGAATTGTCTGTTGGTGATAGTTATATTTATAATCCAAAAATCGATAAAATGGAGCGTTATGATCAAAAGATTCATAAAAACATCAAATCATCTGGTAGTGGGTCTTTGTTGTTTGAGAAGGGCGTTGATTATGGTCATGCTATAACAATACATAAATCTCAGGGATCTACTATAAACAATGTTTATTTTGACGCAGATTCAATAAATTCAGCTAGAGATACAAAAATACTTGATGAAAAAGACAATCAAGTCACAACTGAAAAAATGGCTTTAGCTTATGTAGCTATGAGTAGAAGTAAGAATAAACTTGTTGTAAATAAAGGTAGTCAAGCTTTTGAACAGATAGATGAAAATGAAGTTGAATCATTGCCTGAATTTAACGACTCTAGTTTTTTCGAATTAACAGAGGATGAAAGCAAAACTTTAATTAAAAAGCATGGCGACAAAGCTATAGAGATGTATAATAACTTAAATGACGAACAAAAAGAAATAATACTTAAATGTTTAAGATAATATGGCTAAATGTATAATACATAATGATAAATTTAAAGACCTGGTTGAAAAATCAGGTCTTAACTCTATGCAATTAGAGGCTGAGATGAATCTTTGGATGACTAGAAATAATACAGATATTTGGCCAACTCTTAGTCAATTGGGTATTGAATTCAAAGATATAACAAAAGAACATAAAGGCATTATAAGAAATAGACTTTCAGATATAATCCCAAACATATCTGAAGATAAATTTAAAGAGATATATGAAAATTATACTTCATTAATGGGTAGAGGCGGTAGGCCTGGGAAGGAATTGCCTTTTAATAAATTCAAAGCGTTTGTTTCAAATGCAAATGTGTATAACTATAAAGATACTTTTATTTTTGGACACTATGATACAATAAATAATGTTTTTATAACTACCATAAGTAGCAGCCCAAGTAGTAAAGAACTTTTAGCTGAAGCTATACCAAATATAGCTAAGAATTTTGATGTTATAGGATTTGCGCCAAAGGATGTTGTTGGCAAATATAAAAGAAGTGGATACGTTGTTAGCGATGCATTTTTTAATTATAATTTTAGAGGCGAAGAAATGAATAAATTTCTATATGCATCAAATCCTAATATAACAAAACGTATATATGGTAAAAATATAGAAGATTTATCTCAGAAGGAAATATTGGATTTAGATAATAGATCGTTGGGGTATATTTCATTTAGAAATCTTCTTGACGAATTAGTTACAAATAAAGATAATTATAACTATAATATTGTAAACAATAACCTAAAAGAGCTTAGGGTTCCAGCTCATCAAAGAGAGAGGTTTTTAAAAGAAATAAAAAATGGTAGATATGAATATACAGAATACTCACTAATACCAGCAATCAAAAAGCTATACGATTTTAAAAAGGTTGATATTGATGAGAAAGACGAAAATGCTCTAAATCAAATAGTTCCAGATACCGAAAATCAATTAAACAAACTGTTAGTCAATTATCTTTCTAACTTTGGAATAAAAACAGAATACATTGAAGATATACAAAATAAACTTGGTATAGATTCACTAGGAACTGTTGATATTCTTAACAAAATTGCATATGTAGATAAAGATAATACTGAAGATTTGCCGGAAATTGCAGGTAAATTTATAGCATATATGCTTCAACACAACCCATTGATAACATCCACATATGAACAGCTTAGAAAAATAGGTAAATATAAAAATAGTAATAAGGATGAATTGTTAGATATAATAGGCGAACTTATAGCTAAAGAGTTGCACAACAAAACGGATGTTAATTTACCTAAATCTTTAGCAGAAAAAATACAATCTATAATTGCATATTTTTTTGATTTACTAACAAAGGCCAGAATAAATAAAATCAACAAAGATATTGGAGTTATTGTTGATTCAATCTTATCAAATAATAAATCATTAATAACCGCAAGTAAATACAAGCCAGGATCTCCTGGTAAACAGGTTTTGCAAGTGTCACTAAAAGAGGCATTAAGATCTGATAGTTTTGCTAACTCTATAGTTAACAAGATGGCTGATAAAGGATTTATTCTAACTGGAAGTGTTGTTCTTTCAGAGCAGGGCTCTATATTTAGACCAGAAGAAAATCAAGTTCATGATTTAGATTGGGTAAATCCTCATAATGAAGAAAAAACTAATGAGATATTAGATGAAATATATCCAAATAGAAAACATATAAGAAATATATATAACGAAGGTGAAGAGTCGTATACTCATACATTTTTAATAAGTCCAGAAGGAACTAAAATAACAAACCTAAAACTTGAGGGGTCAAATTCCATAGTTAGATCATACAATATAGTAAATGATAATAATGAAATAGTTGGCTCTTATTCCAATGAAAATGGTGTTGAAAGATCTAATGGTATTGAAGGGAAGGCTATAGATCTATTTATGAATGAACGTAACAAATTAACTCCAACTCAAACAATATTAGAATCTGGAATAGTTTTAAACATGTCAAATTGAAGAGATATTTTTAAAGCTAAACTAAGATATGCAAGATTAAAAGATATCTGAGACTATAATAGATTTATACCAAATGAAAATATAACAATAAAAGAAATTGCAAAATCAGAAATTAAAGGAGAAACTTATAATTCCACAGAAGATGCCCCAGATATGACAGAGCCAGATGATATTACCGAAATGGGAACTTTATTTGACATAGAAATACCTGATGAATATAAGCTGTCAGATTTCAACTTAACAGAAGAAGATGAAGATACTATAAGTCAAAGCTCATACGCTAATCTTACAAGGATGCTTATATATAGACGCAATGATATATATAATGACATGCAAAATACTAGTACAGCCATTAGAAATGCTAAAGATGAATCTGAAAGAACCAAACTTAGAGAAAAGTACGCTGAGTTAAAAAGCAAAATGGACTCTATCGTTGAACGTATAGATAAAGCCAATCAGCTTAAAAACATATCTCAATTAGTTACATTTGGTGAAGAGGATTTATCTGAGGCTATAAAGTTGTTAGAAGATCCTAATTTAACAGAGCATGGCCTTAGATATGCTAAAAGAATTGTTGATTTTTGGATTAAAGTAGCTGATTTTAATGTAGAGCGTGAGGGCCATGTTTTATTTGGTAAGAGCTACGATAAAGTTATATCAGATAAAGAAAAAAATGAGTTTTTAGATTTGGCTAATAGAAAAGAAACTGGTGCTATAGCTTTGAGTCATATAATCAATGGGCTATCTAGAGATTATATATCAAAAATGGTTAATAAACAATTAGATGGGACATTTAGTATAAAAGATATATATAAAGCTATAGAAGATATTAACTGGTGGAAAGCTAATGCATTCTCAATACAAGACTATTCTTCGCCATTATTAACGGCTATGTATAAAACTATGCGTCAAGCCGACATGGATGCTTCTAAAGAGGCTGAAGTGCTATCTAAACAGTTGAATGATCTACTTAGTAGGGTTAACAAAAAGCTAACATCAAAAGGAAGTGGTAGATATAGGATATTCTATCAAGAAGAGAATGGTAAGCTAAATGGTAATCTAGTAAGGATATATACAAAGAAATATCAAGATACAAAAGAAGAGTTACTTAAAAAAGCTCAAAATGCCACTGGTGACAATAAGGCTAGAGCTTGGGATGATTTTAAAAGATGGTCTAAAGCCAATGAAGATCTAATAGATATTAGATTGTTGTTCCCCACAGAAGAGTTAACTCAAGATCAACAAATAGCAGCAGATAAACATAAAGCTCATATACTTAAAATGTTGGGTCAACGACAGTACGATAAAGTTATGAGTGAAATTTCTGAAGCTTTAATTGATTATGATATATCAAGAAATCTAAAGAAGAATCAATTAGAATTAGATGATACTTTATCTGAAGATGATAAGTTTTTTAAACTAAAAGAGTGAGAGCATAAGAAATCTCCATATATTGAGATGGAGAGACGCTTGGGTAGTTTAGAAGATGATGGTACATACAAGGATTCTAAAGTTATGTTAGGCCCTAATAGAACATTTGCAGACAAAGGCGTTAGAGGTCTTAGAACTATTGCAAAAGAGTATTTGAGTGATGGTACAAAAACAGAATGGTATGATCCTAAATTTAAAGAAATATCTAAAGATAAGGATTTGTTAGAGCTGTATAACTTCATATACGATACTATGGATTATATGAAGACATTATTACCAGAGCATCAGAGAAATCAAATATCAACTAATACACTACCATTTATAGAAAAATCTATTGTTGATATGTTTTCTGAAAACTCCGCTATTGGCATGGCTAATATGTGGAGTGAGATACAGAACTCATTTATGATTAAAAACTTAGATGAACGCAAATATGATGAAATTGATGTAACAACAGGCAAGGCTATATCAAAGGTAAAAGTTACCACCTTTATGTCTGGAGATAAGAGATTAAATGATGCTATAAAAATAAAAGAAGCTGAGTTCATAGCTAAGACTGGTAAAAACCCATCAAAAGAAGATGCAGTAAAATTTAGAAAAGAAGCTTTAGATGATTTAAATAAAGAAAGATCATTTGATTTGCCATCATTAATAAAGATGTATACAGGCTCGTTATTGGCCTATAAGCATAAATCTAACGTTATAGATATAATAGAGATAGCTAGAGATGCCGTTGATGAAATAAGCGAAATATCGACATCTAATGCCGGTAGAGAGCAAATAGATCCATTGACTGGTAAGCCTAGAGTTCAAGCTGGACTAACACACCTCAAAGAGTCATTAGATTACGCCATGGATGCTTTTAAAGGGCAGCCAATACATACTAGAACGGCTGCATCACAAAATAAAAAATACAACCATAAAGACAAAGTAGAATTAAATAAGTTATTATCTACTAAAGCTTTGTTGGATGAAAAATTTAATAAAGGTAAGATTAGCAAAGCAGAGCATGATAAGCAAATATCTGTAATAGACAGTAAAATAAACTCATTGGGAGGATATGCTTCTTTTGAAAAAGCTGGTGAAAATGTATTGAAATACATTCAACTTAAAGGCATGGGATTTAATGCTATAGCAGGTGCTGTCAATCTAACTACAGGCTGGTTAGAGAACTGCATTAGATCTGCTGATGGTAGGTTCTTTGATTCATCTCAATTAGGAGCTTCATATAGAGATGTTATGTCTACTATATACGACCCTATGAGAAAAAATAGCACTACTAGAAAATTGGTAGGTATAGAAAAGTCCTTAAGGATATTAAATAATCCAGCTCATGAGTTGTATAAAACCGAGTCTAAGTTTGGAAAAGTAGCTTATATTATAACAGAAAAGACTGAGTTTGTGAACGTTATGTCTATGTCTGGTGCTTATCTTAGAAATATTAAAGTTAAAGACGCTAAAGGCAATGATTCTAATCTATATGAAGCATTTAAAGAGGATGGGTCTATTAAAGATGGCTGGAAGTTAAGCAATACTAAAACTAATGATGAGTTTTTGTTTGATGTAAGCCAAGCTATACAAGCTTTAATTAAAAGATCTCATGGTAACTACAGAGATTCACTCAAGGGTAAAAAAACTATATTGGGTCAAATGGCCTTTCAGTTTAGGACTTGGATGCCAGAATTGTACAATTCAAGGTGAGGAGCAACTCAGTATGACTATATACTTAATAAAGAATTTAAGGGTAGATGGAAATCATATGGCACATTAACTGGTAGTGAGTTTAATGGAAATACATTTACAGCAGCAGACAATACATTGTATACATTAGGTCAGCTATGTAGAAAGATATTATTTATGAGGACTTCATTTGATGGTAGGATGTCAGAAGTTGATGCTGCTAACATGAAAGCAAACCTTATGGAGCTTCATTTTGTACTTGGTACTATAGCTTTGATGTTAATGTTAAGAGCAGCCATTCCAGATGAAGATAGAAAGAAAAACTTTACATATAATATGTTGATTAATCTTATTACAAGACAGCAGAATGATATATTAGTTTTCGCTAACCCTGGGACATTTGAGCAGATTAATAAAAATGTATTACCAGTAACAAGTGTTATATCTGATACTAAAAACTTAATGACGGCTATTAAAAATGAATTTAGCGATGATGATAAACAGCATGGTAAATCATTTGTTAAGGCCGTTAAGATGGTCCCACTTGGAGGCCAGCTAGTTAGAATTGGTCAATATGGATCTAAAGAAATAGCTCAATAACGTTTTGTTGGATAAAATTTTTTATAGGTGGGACTTTTTACATCCCACCTATTTTTGTTTTATTTTTTACTATCAATTAAGTCAGTACAAAGATAAACACTTGAAATTACTGGAATTCCTACTTGTTTGCAAGAATTTTTAATATCATTAATTGAATACATTGGTTTATTATATTTAATATATTCTTCTGCTTTTTCTTTAGTTGAAAAATATTTATAATTCATTAAATCTGGGTTACATAGAGTATTGCTATAATCAATTCCCATTGAAAATGACTTTAAATTTACATAAAATATATCCGGATGGTTGTTTTTATAAATATCTACACCATCTTCTGTTGTAAATAATGGTCTTGGTTTTACCAACTCCCAGTATTCTGGATAACTGTTATAAAAATTAGTACCCATCCAATCAGGGTGAGATCTTAAATGCAATACATCAATACCATCATACCAATGTATTGTATTTAAAGATGGGCTACCAGGATATGTTTTGATTAATTTATACTCTATTTTACTCATACACTTGTGTTTTTATTAATTGTTTGTTTTTATCGTAAGTTTCTATTACATTTAAATTAAGCTTATTTGCAGCCTGTTTAAGCGCATATCTCAAGTCAAACATGCCATTGCTTATCAATTGAAATATAACCCGGATTTCGTCAGCGGAAGGCTCTTTAACGCCACATAGGTTGCAATAATATACTATAAACTCAGTTAGTTTATTTTGATCTACACTATTGTTCTCAAGTGTGTTTTTTATGAAATCTTTCATAAATACTTATGATTAACTTTATTTGATATTATTTATAGTTATAAATGCATCAAACTCTTTAAATATTTCATTATGCTCAAATACGATTCTATCTTTCACTTCATCTTCAAATTCATCCTCTGGTAGTTTAAATAGGTTTGATTGCATATCATAATATCCAATATTGCTATGTTTAAACACAAGACCACCAATGTCAATTAATATATCATATTCTACTCTTACTGAAATTTCATCTCTTGGGTCGTGCATAATATTTATTTATTTGTAATCAACCGCAGGGTTACTGGTTTGTAATGTTTAGTGTTAACCATTTTTATTTAGCGTATTACCTAACAGCTCTCCTTCAAGCAATACAATTGCCGTTTAGTGTGTTTTGGTTGATTGTTTATTATTTTTTAGTTAATTTAGCCCCAATGCCAAGGCCACCACATATAGCTATTACATATCCGCAAGCAGTAAATAAAACAGGCGACACATGATATGAGTTTTGCAAATCAAAGTATTTATCCATTGCAAGAACTCCAGCATTAGCCACACCTATGGTTATTGCATAGCTTTTTACTTTTTTAAAAAAGATTGGACTTTCTGCCTTCCACCTAATAAATACTTCTTTTATAAATGATGTTTCTTTAAATTTCATTTTGTTTTTCCTCTAATATTTTTATTAGTTTCTCGATATACCACTTAGCTTTTTTAATATCTTCTAAGCCATTCTTATCTTCATATCTCCATAGGTATTTAATGGCATTCGCTGTACATATAGCTTCAATACCAGATTTACCTACTGTTGCACTTTCTAATGCATCAATACATTCTATTTTACCATTTTTATAATGGTTTGGATTAATATTATCTTTACTCATTTGTTTTGCCTGTAATTAAATTTGACATTGGTAATGTTTCGATAAAGTCACAAAAGTATTGCCATTCATCAAGTTTATGATGTCTTCTTTGCGAATAAATTGTTTTTAATTGAAGATAATTCGTAGAAATTCCCATCCATTTTAAATAGCCAGAAGGAATATTTGAAATAATCTTGTTAAAATAATGAGATTTTTCCTCTTTTGAGTCTACTAGATTATAAGAGTCTATATAATCATTTATTGCAGCAATAAAATCTGGGTCTGTGCTGTCTGTAAAATCATCTAACGTAAGACTTCTTGATGTAATCTTATGCATTTTAGATTGGCTGCTAATGATGTCAACCCAATGATATCGTTGTAATTGTGGGCTAAAATACTCAGGGTAACACAAATCAAATTGAATGATTATGCCTTTGAGAAAATTCGAATGGCCTGACCCATTTGGGGCATTGGATAATTGACATGCTCTTTTTATTCTGTTGGTTGTAAGATCTTCGCTATTAATAAATTCAAGGCTAATAGGCTCTCCTACTTTCATTGGGTATTGGCTGCGAATTATTGACTCATTCAATCCATACACTTCTAAATTCTTAATCTGCATTTTCTTCGTATTCTTTTATTAGTTTATTGCTTTCTTTTTTAACAAAATTTCTAGCCAATTTTGACCATCTTTTTGTTTTGCTATTTTGGGCTTTTGACCAATGCCTTGGAAGGTAATCATCCATATCCCAGCCAAGTATTTGGATTAATATTCTACGACCAGTCATATTTAATCGTAATTACAATTTAACAACATTTTATTACTTTCTCCCCACATAAAATCTTCATAGTTTTCAATAGTACATTTAACCCCAAATTTACCTTTAATAATATCAATCAATTCATAAGTTGGTGATATAAATAAGTCTTGATGAAATGTTCTTTGAAAAACCTGCACATTGCCTTTTTGTATAAATACACCAAGATTATCTTCTATCCATTCAATTATATCATTAGACCATACTTTAGGATCTAAATGTATTACAAAAATAGTTCCTTTCTTAAAATCTACATGTTCTAATAACTTACATTTGTCGAATGTACAAAATTCATTTCTAACACTCAAATTAAACAAACAGCATTTACCAACTATTAACTGATTTGCAAACTCTTTAAATGTTTTTTCATTGCAATACACTTTTATTGAGCTATAATCATCAACTAAATATATCCATAAAAACATATTGCCAGCTTGTGATGTCTTATATTCTATTTTATCTATCACAGCGGCTATCATACAGCCTTTAAGGTCATTTCTATCAAGTATTTGCTCATTTAAATACGCAATGTTACTTAGATTCCAATTATCTGCTTTAAGCTTATATTCGCCTAATACGGAGGTTAAATTAAACCCTAAAACTTCTCTTTCTAATGATAGTAATTGTTGTTTAGTTGGATTAACTATTCTTTCTTTTTTTGCCATTAAATATAAACAAATATCCTACATTTTCGTCATATTTGAAGTCAATTATTTCACCCAAATACTCTCTTGAATTAGATTCTGTATTTTTACAGTCTAATTGCATTCCTACATACAATCTAGGACATGTGTGTATCTCAATAAATTTCTCACCCTCGTCATTGTAGCCAATATACACAGGATTTGGCCCTGTAATTAATTTAGCAGCCCTAAATGAAGGTCTGCTTTTGATTGGTATTAAAAACCTTAAGAACGAATCACTCTTTTTAAATATTTTGTATGTTGCCATATTTTTCTTGTAAGAATAAATTAAACAATTCGTATTCGTCAAACCCACCTAATCCATTGTTATAGTCGTGGTAGTAATATTTAACTGATTTATCTACATGTCTTATTGCAAAGAAATGCTCACTAGTCCACTTTAAGAACTCAATAGATAGGCTTTTAGATTCCTCTTTTACTACATCTACCATAATTATTACTTTTTAACCCAAACTACCAGTTCATCAAAATCTAAAGACCATTTGTTTTTATTGAAGAATTGCCCACTTAAAATACCGACGATATTAACACCATACGCATTATTTAGTTGTTCAAATGTATTCAAATTTATAACATCAAAAGAACATTCTTGCTCTAATACTCCACTAATATTTATGTTGATATAAGTTTCATAAGAATCTACTACAACCTCATGGCCAGTAATCGTGCTTGTTTTACCAGTGTTTTTTAGTAGATCTTTATGTTTATCACAAAACGATCTACTAATACAATTATCGCTAGCACCGCTGTCTAAAAGCATATAAACATCTTCGCCAAATATAGTTGCTTTAATAATTGGCAGCTTTGTAATATTGAAATTATCTTTAAAGCAAATTGAATACTTATTTTGTTTTTTTATCTTATTACTAAGATCTTTAATTATTAAATATACACCAATTGCACATCCAATAATTAGCCCTGAAATATATACATATCCTAAAATCATCTATTATTATTTTTCATGTTTATAATCACCAAATGTTATATATCTAACAAATGTTTCAAATGGTGTTTTATCATATTCGTAATAATGATACTTACCGTAAACTCTTTTTCCTGTGAACCACTCCCAATTTGACCTTTTTGCTTTAAAATCCCATAAGAATCTAATCGTTATATAAAATAAATATACGATTAAATCCATAATCCACAATAAAGTTGCAAATATAATCCACACTGGATATAAAATATATTTCATTTATTATTTGTTTTTGTTAATACCATTCTTATTATCCCAAATAAGCGTTCCATCCCAATCGTAAAATTCTTCAGTTGGATTGCCGTCATTCTCTTCTACTGAAATATCCTCCATTGAATCATATAGAGATTCAGATTCATAGTTTACATTATAGATCTCGCCATTTTTAATAAGTTCGATAATCTCTTCATCTGAAATATCATCGTCAAGCCATTGTCTATCCCAGATAGTAAATTTTCTATCTATATATTTTCTTCTACCCATAATTTATTTATTATATCCACCAGTAGAACCAAATCCACCACGAGATTCGTTATTAAAATGTTTTACTTTCTCAAACACCGGCCTGCCAATAAATATATGCCTAATTTTAGCCCACCACGGAGCGTCTTGAGTGAGTCTAATTTCAAACTGACATATACGTTCATACTTGTTTACTTCAGTCGCTTTAAGAGCAAATAAAGGACATTTCCATATGTCATTATTACCAATATAGCCTTTATTATAATTATTTGGCCCATCAATTACCCCATAATGGTTTAAAACAACTAGGTGTTTTTTAATACCAAGACTACTCCTGGGTACTATATTTGCTTGATAATACCTAGGTAGATTCATTGACAATCCTAATGACACTACAGCTTGACCGAATCTTTCAAACTTTATGTGTTCTGCTGATTTAAGATCGTACCAATTGCCATTCTTTTCAATTTTACACCCATTGTCGTGATATATTACTTGTATTTTCATTTAATTATTATTTTATTTCTTAAACTTAAAAATTAGGCCATCTTCTGATTTTGTATACATTTTATCAATTTTTACTCTTTTGTATATTGTTGCATATGGTATATTAAGAATTATTGATGCTATTGTTATGTTTTTAAATTCAGCGATTTTATCCCCATTAAGACTATAACATTCGATTGGGGTATTATCGTACTTGCCTATTCTTATATTTGAGAATTTATCATTAATTATTCTATATAATTTCACAATATCATCCCTATATGTTCTTTTTTTTTTGAAAAGAAGCGTATCGTCTGGTAATACATGGATATCATTATTTTTTGAAAACATTGGATATTTACCAATTGTGTCTGGATAAAATTTATTCCTAGCGTCATTTAAACAATCGAATGATTCTATAAAAGATCCATCATTATTGTATCTAAAAACCTTTATTTTTTGTCTTCCACTCATTTTGATTTATTTGTTTATTAAAATATTTCTGGGCATTTATCTTTTATCTGCTGTGTACAAAAATACGATAACCGTTTAAAATCGATTATAGGGTTTTTAAATTCTTTAATGAAATTCCAACACTCCTCTTTTACAAGACAATAAAAAACAGTATTTATTAATCGTGGAATAAATTTAGAACTCCAATCTCCGTTATTATCGTTTTCAATTTTTGACTTTTCTTTGTCAATAAGTGCTTTTGTAATATATTTTTTACAAATTTCTTCCTCAATAATTTTAGCTTCTTTTATTTCAGTTATTTGCACTTTTTGATGTCTTGCTTTAAAATCATTGGTTACAATTTTAGCCCATATTTGATTTCCAAATCTATTTTTATAGTCGTAGTTTTTTATAACAATTCCTTCTCCGACCCCATTGCCATCTTTAATTAAATATCCATTTTTATCTAATTGATTTATGAGTCTTTCATATGTTGGATTTTCAATTTTGCATATTGGAGGAATATATTCAATATCAAATTCATCAAGTAACTCTTTATATTCTTCGTATGGTAAATATTCATTTTCATTCATTACATCAAAAGCATAAAACTTTCTCCAAGCTGAATCTTCATACGTCTTTAAAGAGTGTGGTACTAACCACTCTCCATATAATCGCAAATTAGGATATTTGCAGAAAAACAAATTGATATTATCTTGCTCTAAAACCCATTTATAAAAACCGGCATTGTCATATTCCAATGAAAGTTTTCTGTTTCTAGAGCCAGCCATTAGTATGTTATTTTTCCAAATCTGCGCATTTGTTCCATCGATTTTTGGGAAAATATAGCATATGCCATTTTCTATTCCATTTGTTTCAGTAGTGCCAAATCTCTCTACGTGTTGATATTTTAAAAAATCCATGTAATCTTTTTTTTAATGATTATTTAATCTCGCAATTTCCACCACTACATGCACCTTCGGCTTGTAGATTTACATTATCATCTAATTCAATAACATCATCTAGATTGACTTGATTTACATATTGCATTAGATTGTCATAAACCTCTTTAGTGCATTCCTCAAATGGTGCTTGTTTAAATGTACCACCATTGTATGGTAAAATACTCAATCCGTTATAAAACTTCTTGTTATTCCACATCCAATCTCTAACAGCATCCCACTCATCATTTTTAATAGATACTGTGGCTGAGATGTTATGAGTGTTAGATCCTTTAATATGACCAGGTAATACCCATTCATTATAAACCTTCTTAATACGCTCTAATAAATCAACGGATGTTTCATTTCTAATAATACAACCATCTGGAGATTTAACTGGCATACTAATAACTGCAGTGTCTTTAGGATTCATCCAATCATCTTCAACAAGCTGTGGTAGATTATTTTTCAAGTAAGTGTAAATCTCTTCATTCTTATTTACACGTACTCTACGAATGTAATACTGTGCATAATAAGCATGTATGCCACTAGACGATCCAACAACTAACGAGGATGTTCCTGCTGGTTTAATACATGTAGTTCTTGCGGCAGCGTTAATACCAATTTGTTCCGCTACTTTCCTGTTAGTCTCTACAACTAATTTAGCACCTTCTGATAAATCAACTATATTTAGGTTACCAGATGCTATTCCAGTAATACTAACACCTAGTAAGGAGTCTAACTCTGTATTTTCACGCCATTTATCACGCAAATAATAAAAGTCGGTATAACCAGCTTGCAGTGTGCCAATAAACGATGCTGCATAACATCTTTCCAAGAAATCTTCCTGGTTTTCTACTGATGCTAAATTAATTTCTGTTAAATTACAATAAGTGTTTTCTTTTAACGATGCTTCACAACACGGATTATAACCCATATTTTTGTCATTACTAAAGATAAAAGCAGGATCACCCTTACCTTCCTTAACTTTCTCCCAAAAGTAGTTAAAGTCTTCACGTTTGATTTTATGTCTAATAACCATAGCTGAATTATTAGCCATAGCTCTTTGACTATTCAATTCCCACCAATTACCATACTTGCATGTAGTCATAAGCTCATCATCAATACTAAAGATTGATATGATAGAGCTACGTCTAATACCACCAGCCAATACAGCCTGAGCAATAAAACACATAATATCATGGCATTCCAATGTTGTTAGCTTGGAAAAATCATCTTTAGAATCTAAAATGCCTTGAATTTTAAGAATGCATTCCTTTAATGGTTGTGGTCCTGGAGCTACACCACCTGATGTTAATAGCTTGGCTCCTTTCTTTCTAATTTGACTATAATCGAATTTAATAGTATATCCACCATTAACATATGATTTCATCAACACCTTAATTGCATCAGACCAGCCTTGAATATCATCACTTACTACAAATCTTTTTGTTTTCTTTGGGTTTGGTTTATGAATTTCTGGTAATTTATCTACATGATGCTTTTGCACAGATATACCTTGACCAGCCCCAGATAATAAGTTAAACATTGCTTCCGAAAATGCTTTAATATTATCAACTGGCATATAAGCACAGTTAAACAAACGAGTATTATTTACTTCAATAGCCTTACCTCCAAACTGAAGAGATCGCATCGAGGGTAATACTTTTTTATCTAACACATATTTAGAAAACACTCTGTAAATTTCATCTGCTATATGAGGGTATTTCTTTGCGTGCATATCTGCACATCTCATAACAATTTCCGTCCAATTCTCACGTCTATTCAATTTTGGAATATAGCGTGCATACTTCATGTAAACAACTAAATCGCTTAATACCTTCTGACTTTTATCCATAATAATTTATTTGTGTTTTATTTATAACTTTTAAATTTCAATTTTAATAGGCCCATGTTTTTCCAAACAATCACAAAATAGTACTTCTGCATTTTTGGTTGTATGTTGTTTTGGCTTATCTACTGGTGTATGTCCTACTATTTGCTTAAATCCTTGCAATGGCTTTTTAAGTTCTTGCCTATCACACCAGAATATACCACCTACATTACATCTCATACCACCCCTTAAATAACCTACATCATGTAGGGTGATTTCTTGCCATTTATCTTTTGGCTTATTTAATTGGTCTGCAATATTCTTATCTATATCACCTTTATATCTTTCTACAAACCAATTGTGCTGAATCCCCGCATGAGTAAAAATTACGTCTTCTATTTGATAAGCGTTTTGAAATAAATTCTTATTTGGATGTAAAATATCATAAATATCGTATTGTATTTCAGGTCTTAGGCCACTACATTTAAATTCATTTGTATGCGGATATAAATAATTAAATTCATGATTACCGTAAAGTAATACAACTTTATCTAAATTGTCTAACTTAAATTGTATAATATCTTTTAAGTTATTTATCATTTGCTCATTGCTATAAATATATGAATCAACATAATCACCTAAAAAGACAATTTTATCACAACTTAGATCAATATATTTCTTCCATATATCAGAGCAATGAATATCGCCAAAAACTTGTGTATTTATTTTACTCACATTCTATAATTTTTCAATTTCTTGTTTGACTTGTTGCCAATATTCTTTTGCTCCATAAGTTACTGGCAAATAAAATGTTTTTATTATTTCATCAACTGCAATTAATGCACATTGTTTAGCATCACTATCTGTTAAAGAATATTCTTTTTCCCATAATCCATCAACCAATATGGTTTCACTATTTACTAATGAAAATTTATTTATTAATTCTATTGCTTTTTCTTTTGCTGTCATCTTATAAATGATTTAAATCAATAATACAATCACCATTTTGTTTTACCACTTTGACTGGATAATCAAAATAGTCATTTTTAATATGCCAATGAGCATTTTGAGCTAATGTCATCCAATTAACACCGAATTTATCCATAGACCAATTATTCACGCTGGCAGCACTTGGTATAGTCCAGCACATAGGCATTTTATTACGCCTATTTACTACAATGAATTTAAATGGTAATATTTTGTAATCAGAGTATTCGGTATCAGCTATAATGCTCTCGATTAAATAAGTATACTGTGGGCTTTGTATCCAATAATTCCATTCAACAAATGATTTCTCAAAATCCCACTCATTCTTACCTGTGGTTTTTAAGTCAATAGGTTGTATTGTTTTAGCTTCATTATCAACAATAATCTTGTCAAGCATACCTCTAATCGGAACATCACCATAAAATGACTTAAATTTAAGCTGATAATAATGTTCTACTAGATAATCAAATGGATCTTCGTTGAAATATTCTTTAGTAAATGAGTTTGTCTTTAAAGCATCAACACATTCTAAAGCGTCGGTATAATCATATTGAGATACTTTTATTTTACCAATAGATTCCTTTAGGATGTTAAAATATTCAGATCCTTCTTTGATTATTTTATCATATCTAGTTTGATCTTTCCAGTTTGATTGATAACCAACTGCATCAGCTAGTACTATAACTGATTCCATAGGAATTTCATTTAGTGGTATTTTATCAAACCCTTCAACATTAAATTCAAAATTAATATTTTCAACTATCTTCCTAATAGAATCACTTGGAATCTTATCATTTCTAGCTATATAAAACCTATCATTTAATGTTTCTGGCTCTGTAATTAAACAGTCAACCAAACTGCCAAATCTCAAAGAATCAGTATCTTTCTTTTCTTTAGATATTAGCGACTTTGGCCCACTTCTATAAAACTCACTCAATCCTGAGTATGACAGAGAGGAGTCTTGTCTGTACTCCTCTTCTGTTACATTCCATGCTAAATCTTTAAATATCATATTCGTTTAAAATAAAATTATTCTCACCTTCATAATAGAAATTTACATCATTAACCAATGATTTCATTGACATGAGATTGCAATATCTTTCTGTCATTTCTTCAGGATTGCATTTTTTATACTCTTTTTTAATCTCAGATTCTACAATCTCACTTATACTTTGGAAATCTCTTTTATCAATAAATCTATTTACAATGATGTTATCTTTAAATGATAGATTATTAATAGAATATTCTTTTAGCTTATCTAGCTTTTTCATTTTCTTTTATTATTTCTATTGCTTTTAAGATTGCTTGTTCTTTGGTATGATCTAAATTGTCATAAAATTTATTCCTAAATTTACCCCTTGAATCAAATCCTGAATCAATCATATCTAAATTTCTAACAGTAAAATACATTCTTCGAATTTTTCCAAATATATCTAAATGATCAAATTCGATATTAATAATAATAAGATGTTTTTCTCTGAACCAATCAATTACTTGTTGCCAAAGAGGTGCATCAATAATATAATCATTTGACTCCACAATATTTGAGTGTGAATAATTCGTTTTATTAAACTTTTTATTTTCTATATAATAAAGTCCCATACATGGTTCATTAAAACATAATTCTTTCAGCTTCAATGCTATTTCATAAGTTACAAATTGCTCCTTCATTTATTTTTACTTTTTAATTTCATTAAACATACTATTTAAATCGTCTAGGTTGTACTCGAAATCATCAACCAATGATTGTATAGACTCAACTATTTGATCTCCATCAAAGCCATTATATAAATACTTATTACACTCTGATTTGATTGAAGCAATTCTTAACTTAAGCTCTTCAACTATAGAATTAAATGATCTTTTCATTATTGTTTGTTTTTAATGATTTCTATTGCTTTTAGAATTGCAGCTTCACGGGCTTCTTCATATGAATCAATTAATTCATCAGTAGCGCCTAAATCGATTTCGTTGCATAGAATACCATATAGCTCTTCAGAGTCTTCAACTATCGAATAATACCAGCATAATTCAATATTATCTTCATTATTTCTATATGGCAGTATTGCAGTATATATCGAATGTTTTTCTCTAAACCAATCTATAGTTTGCTGCCAAAGCGGAGCTTTTATTACCGGGATATCTTTAGAGCTATAAACAGAATCGCTAGTAATTAATAAGTCACCACACACAAATACACCTAAGCATTCTTCATCAAACTCTAATTTTTTTAAAGCTAGAGCAATTCTATAACTTACAAATTGTTCTTTCATTATTTTAGTGATTTAATTATATCAATACACTCATTTATATGTTTTTGACTATGAGGCTCTAAAAACACTGGTTTTTCTGGTAATAGTGGGTAATTGTCTTCAATCCATTTAATGAACATCTTCCTTACTAATGGATATGTATCATTACCTCTACCTTTACATTCCACAAAGATAACATAATTATCTTTCCTAACAACAAAATCTGGTGTATAAACTTTCTTTTGTGCATTTTTACGCTCTTTTAACGTCTTGGTATCTACACCAGTGTCATTTGGTCTTACTACCAATGCTTCGACTATATCATATTTGGGTATTAATTCAAAAGACTCTTTGTTATAAGTGAAGGAGAGATTACTCTCCTTCAACTTTTTATAACAATATAGCTCTAATTTACTATCAAAATTAACACCATCAAAGCTTACTTTTGTTGCATTTCTTACTTTTTTATTTATCATTAGTTTTTATTAAATTAAGTCCAACAACCAATGCTGCTTCTAGTGCATCTTCATATGAATCGAATATTTTTTGCTCATTTATATAGCCGTAAATCCACCCATAAGAGTTTATAAACGCAACATATTTACCTTTTATTCCAGCGGTATCTACCAATAGATTAACATCATGCACTTCTCTCAACCATTTTTGCAATAAAGATTGGGTTGGATTTAAATTGTCACAGATGCATTCTGGAAATCCACCACATTTACATACTTTAATATCAAGCCCCTTCTCTTTAGCTAATTCAGCTGTTTCAAAACTTATTAATTGTTCCTTCATATTAATACAGTATTAATGGCGTTTTAAATATTTGTTTTGAGTCTTCTATTAGATCAAAATATCCATAGTTATCATTAAATAGATTGTTGCATCTAGTAAAATAAGTAGATCTTTCATTTATATAATCTAATAAATAAACAGATTCTTGCCCATTTGTTACAAGAATAATGTCTTCTAACGATGTTTTAACTCCTTGCTTATACTCAACCTCTTCTGCATATTTTAAAATACTCATGCAAATAAACAACCAGTTAATAATTTTATATTTATTCAAAGTAGCATTATGCATTCTAAATTCAACAGTTTTACCGCCATTACCAAACAACAAATTGATAAAATTAATTGCATAATATCTGCGATTTATCTCCCATTTGCGATTTCTATCTGGATCTGATGGGTGAGGGTCATAAAATCCATTGAATTCAAAACCATCTTCTCCAGATAAATATTCATACAGCTTATCAAATTCTTCAAATTGAAGATCATCTGGCAATCTTTTGCAGTAATCCTTACCATGGCTTTTATATTCAGCGGTGTTAAAAATAGATCTTGGCATAATTGAAGATAAATCATCTTGAATGTCCACTAGAATATTATAAAGATTCATAATTTTACACTTATCTAATGGGAATCCACCTAAATGCAAATGCACCGAGCATTCTTTGTCAATAAGACATTTATCATTAAGCTCGTCCAATTGGTTTAATAATAGATTTACACCATCTTTACCTTGCATTGGAATAGTTGTATACTCATGGCCATTAATAGAGCCATCCCTAAGTGGAATCAACCCTAATTGTTTGCATGTAAACTCTGGAATTAACCCACTAGATGTCTCAAACTCAAAGCCAAATGAATATTTATCTAGCAAATCAAACCAATTATTATAATCGAACTTAGCTTTTGTATATTTAGAATTGTTAATATCTTTAAATAAACTTATAATCTTATCAGAATTATACACCCTTTCAAAAGAATAATAATATTTATTATGGTAGGTTTTTCTTGATAAGTCATACCCAGAATACATTGCAGCTTTATAGTCAAAATACTCGCCCCTATTGCCAATATAAATCTTTGGAATAGAATCAAACACATTCATATTTATAACAGAAACATTTCCATTTCCATATGTTTGTATTTTAATATCAATTGATTTATCTTTCTCAAATCTACCAAATACATATTTATTATAGTCTTGTTTATATTCAACAATACCTATAGTTGTATTCTCTGTAGTCTTTAAATATCTTTGCAGTTCATTGTTGAAATAAATTTTTGGATTACCTTTTCTATACCACTTGCCATCAATATTAAAACAGTCAACATTCTTTTCAAAGAAATAATCGCCAATTTTAATACAGTCTTTTCTTAAAACCTCTTTACCTGATATTGTTGTTACAAAATTTACTTGTGCCATTTTATTATTTGTAATTTAATTAATTATAGAAATCTTACTATCTCATCTGCTATCATTTCTTCTAGCATTTCATCGCTAATCATACCCATTCTAATTCTAGAGTCAAGTAAAAGTGAATCTTTAGTTTGCTCATAAGATGGAATTCCAGCAGTTTTAAATTTATTAAACTCTGTAATTTCACCATTACTGTTGCATTTATAAATCTCTTTGTCTAATGTGAAATATACCTGAAAAACACCACAGAATGGTAATATTGATTTAGTTGATGTATCAAAATGGTACATCTGATAGTCATTAGCACTGATTTCAAATGGTACTGGATGTACAGCAAATGGAGCTAAAAACACATCAATAAAATCATCGTCAGATTCTTGCTCTAATGCACTAATATATGCGTTTGCGCATAAATAGTCAAAATAGCTTTTAATCATAACTCCATCAATAAAGTAATAAGTAGATCCATAGGTTTCTGAATTAATTTCGTAACCACTATTGCTTAGCTTATACTCACCATTAGCTTTTTTATTATTAATGTAATAATACCCATCTGAAGATATTCCCATTTTTTTATTAACAAAAAGCTTTTGAGCTCGTATTTTATTTACAAATTCTTTCTCTGTTGGCTGGTTTGTACTGTGTTTGCTATTATAATACCCACCATAATCATAATCATCATAATCTTCATAAGAACCAAATGGCAGATATCTTTGACCAACAGTGCTTTTATAAGACAATTGTTTTGTTTGTTTTCTTTTAGATCTATCAATCTCTATTGTAGATTCAATATTACCGTTTTTAATTTTATAAAGAGTGTTACACTCCATGTCAACAATAGTATCATTGTCGTCCATTATGAATTCTAATGAGTTTTCCATTGATGAAAACCAAAATGAATTCTTATGATTAATAAAATATAACGGTCTTTCTTCATATAGTTTATCATCATTTTTATAAAACAATGACGCACCCTTGAAGATAAATACTGTATTTAGATCTACACGACTATCCCAAAAAACAAAAGCACCAGCACCTTCATATTCTGATAATACCTTAAAGCCAGCTTTATAAACTATTTTACAAAATATTTGAGAGTCAGTTTCGTGATTGCTATATGCAACATCATATGTATTTGCAAGTTCTTCATAGTTAATTAAAGTGCCATTATGAATCATAGCAAATACAGGCTTGTCGTTCTCATATATAACCACTGGTTGAGCTTGTTGTAGTCCTATAGCGCCTACTGATGCTTTTCTACAATGACCTAGAGCTATTGTTGGTTTACCTATTTTTGCATCAATAAATAAACCATTTTCTACAAAATCTTTGAATTTTTTGTTTTTATCAGCACCATAAGCTACATCTGTTTTTAATTTACCGTGATGAAACACCCCACATGAATCACCACCTCTAGCGTCATTGTACAACCCTAATACTTTGAATTTATTTTTATCGTAATTTGTTCCAATATGTCCAAAAATTCCACACATAAGTTAATTGTTGTTAATTTATAATACTTAATAGTTTAAAAAAAAAGAAACGCCTAGTTTTTACGCTAGGCGTTATTGCAATTACATAATAGCTTCTTCTTGATAGATTTTGAATTTACTTATAATTGATTTAGCTAAATCCCTATCACCAGTATTAATACACTGAATAATATCGTTTTTAGCTTCATTAATGGCATCGAGTCCAAACTCATTAAGATATTCAATAGCCATTAAAGTTCTGTCTAACGACCATTTAAACAGTTCTCTTGAGCTGATAAAATGACCAGAAAGAACTCTATATTCGCATCCGAATGGAGTTAGCCTGAAGCATCCAGCCTTACCATACAATCTACGTCTATTCATGTCACCATCAAGAAGCGCAGATGGCACCCCAACGAATAAATCCATTGCTTTAATTAGGTTTAAAGATGCATTTGGGTTAAAATCATCATATCCAACATGGATGTGACATCCCGCCGATCTAAGGTTTGTATTTTGACCGTTCGGCTTTTCGTTTTTGTTTGCAGTCCATGCATTATAGTCTGGATCACAACCGAACATTTTAGATTCATCTGATTGTAGCTGGTCATCAGCAAACACACCAGAAGCCGCATATACTGGTTTTAAATTAAATGAGCTAAGATATTCAGTAATATACGATTTCATTAGCTCTACATTATCCGCCACAACTGATGGGCTACTATGTGGTGGTACATTAAACTCACCTAACACATTATCTACCTGAATTGCATATCCTTTGCCTAGTGATAATATGTGAGATGGTTCATCTTTAGTTCCTTGAATAATACCAATAGAACTAATTAGTTTGCCATTATTGTCTGAAATGAAAAACTCTGGATCTGTGCCTAATGTTACGTTTTTATATTGAAATGGTTTCATTTTATTTTATTTTAATAATTAATAAATAACTGTTTTAAATTCTTCCACCAATAATATCGCCATTATTTCTTACAGCTATATATAATTGATCTGGAATAAAAGCATTTTCCCATATTGGATCTATACCCATTGGTTGTCCTTGTAATTTAATATGTTTTCTAACATTTCCCAAGGCAGCCATCATTTTCTCTGCGTCAAATTTTACATCTTTTACTTCCACTTCTTTTTGTGGTTTAGCTGGCTTTTAGGCTGTTCTTTTTTAACCACATCATCAAGAAGTTCATTTACCAACATATTGATAAACTTAACAGCTTCTGACTTTTTAGGCATATATTCAGGATGACCTTGAATACACAAGCAATTTGTTTTATTATAATAAACAATCTCTGGTTCTACGAAATTATCCGGCAATTTTTTCTCGTTATCCCATCCATCTAAATATGTTTTAGATAGATTTTTTGAAGATTTTGCAATAATCGTATAGTCAGATGGATTCATATCAAATGGATACATCATTTGATGATGTGTACTAGTGATATTAAATTTAATATTAGCACCCAACACTTCAATTTCGTGGTCGCCATTGCAATGCCCAGTAGTGTGTTGCACTAATTTACCCCCAGATTTAGCTGTGCAAAATTGACTTCCACGGCATATTCCAACTATTATTTTCCCCAAATTAACAGCTTTTTCAAATTCTTCAATTTCATGAAGATCTCTAGATGTGTTATAATACGTTTGTTTACCTTTTGGTTCGTCATATAATGATGGATGTACATCTTCTCCGCCTGTAAATATAACTAAATCAGCCAACTCCATGTCGTCAACCAATTCAAATTTACATGTTAGAAAATTAGCATAATTTGTTGCACCACTTACTACATATACTTTTATCATAATCCAATAATTTTTTTATTATTTTTTAATAGTTTTAATGTCTTTTTATCTATTGTGTTTGTTTTCATTAAATCTACAAACTGGTCGCTTTCTTCATAGTCACGAAACACCTCAAGTTTACCTCTATAGCTATCATCTAGTTGAATAGATTTTCCCACTTTATTAACATCCTTGTCGTTTATATTCTTGATTATATCTATATCAGTAATTGTTGATTTCGCTCCAAAAGAAGTGCATTCGTGAATACCTGAATTAAAACCTGGCATAATACTATTAGCCAATACGTATCTTTTAGATAAACTCAATCTTTTAAATCCACAGGTATTTTTCATAGCAAAAGCAAGTTTAACTGGGGCTAATACTTTCATCTCATATAGATTCCTAACCATAGTTAATGCTAGTTTAATCTTATAATGAGACATATTCTCAAAATCAGAATGTACCACTATGAATTTACCATGAACACCATCACTAGGAAAATTATCTTTAATTTCAAATTTGAATTTAGTTAATTTAGTTACCCATTGTAGATATTCTTTTATTTCGTCCATAGTTAATGGGCAATAGTTGTTTAGATTTTCATCTAAATCACTTTCATCTAATCTAACTAAAACCCCAAAATAACCATTATTGTTTTTTGGTTTAAAAGAATCACCCCCACTAAACGCTCTACTAAAACATGCTGAATTTACAAATATTTTTTCTTCACCACCATTTACTTTGTAGTAATATGTAGTTGAATATGACAGAAATTTAATATTCATCTTTAAACCATTTTTTTAAGTTGTTCAATATATTTTTCTAATGTTATATCTCCAAGTGAGCTTGCGGAGTTTGTTTCTAAAATAATAAAGTAAGGTTCAAAATCATCTTTTTTGTTTTTTTCTGTTTGAACCTTAACATCACATGAGCAAATATCTAAACCTACCGCTTGCATAGCTTTAACGCATTCTTCAACTATTTTATCCCAGTTTTTAGGTTTTTCAAATAAATCATTGTCTTCAAGAATCCATACTGAATTCATGTCGTGTCTATGCCATCTAACTTCTGCATCATTTTTAAGCATTTTACGACATGTGTAAAAGCAACCATCTTTAGTTACGTGCAAACGATACTCTTTAGTGCAATTATAATATTTTTCAATAATATAATTTCCTACATTATGATTAGCTACAAATTCAGATAATTTTTCTTGATTTTCTATATAGAAAATACCATTACCTTTTGAGCTATTCTTATGTTTGATGATTGCTGGGAATATATCCCAATTAAATTCAGCATTATTGAAATATAATGGAGACCATTCTGCTGACTTTATTTTATGATAATCAAACCATCCCTTCATTATAATCTTATCACCACTTTTTGCACAAGCTTCTGCTGTGTTTATCTCACGAATTGGCTTACCTAACTTAACTCCTTTTGGGAATATCTTTTCAGTTGGTGTTGTTGAGCCCATTCGTAATACAGTTCTAACATCGCAATCTATTAGATTCTTCAGTGGCTTTGCTGAGTAATTTCTACTTCTAATTTGTAATTTCATTTTATCATAAAAATAAAGGGCTATATTTCTATAGCCCAATTAATAATTTCAATACAATTCTTTAACTTTGTTATATACTAGATTAGCTAAATCCTTTGTAGATAACCTCATATACATACCAAATTGGTTACAACCTTTGGCTGCATTTGTTGATTTTATGATCCAATACAATTCCCATCTGCTAAGAGATGAAAATCTTCTAGCACTTAAATTAGAAAGAAATGGAAATCTTTGAATTAACTTATTAAACAAAACTGCTTTTTTCATAATTATTTTATTAAATTAAAAATTGTTTCTTTGAATATCTTTTCACCATGATTTCTATAAAGATCAAATGAATCTTTTGATAGTAATTTAGTTGGTATTTCTATTTGAGGTAACTTAAACTCATTTGCTATTTTAGCACCATAAATTCTACCGTGATTTTCATCTTTATCAAAATCATTGTCATATAATACAAAAATGTTTTTAAATCTACTTTTTAGTTCATCTACTACTTGTTTTTTAGGAAATCCACTTTCTGACTGTAATGATGTGCATGGTATCCCAGCATGTTTCCATATAGTTAATGCGTCTTTTCTTGATTTGGTTATAATCAACACATCACCAGTAGATGGTAGCTGCTGCCATAAGTCCCATACGCCATCCTTGTGAGATGTAAGCCATTTAAAACACTTGCTGTATGGTTGATATGTCTTTATAGTTTGAATATTATCCTTAGCTTCTAAATAAGCATACGCCAATCTATCCGCTGGTATAATTGATTCTTTTAAATCACCAAATCTATCTATTCTTTTATAGAATATATGAGTTATTGGATATACATTGCCAAATCTAAGAAAATCCTCATCTAAACCACCTTGCATCCAAAACTCATTGTCATAGCTTCTGAATTTTCTAATTTTAACATTAAGTTCTACGTTTGAACTATATACTTTGTGTTGTGATTTTTGCTTTTTGATTTTATCTGGTTTTTCATCTAATGATTCTATGATATCTTTATGAATTTTCTCAACACACGATTGAAATGGAAGCTTCCATGTTTTAATAAAAATATCAATTAATCCGCCATACTCGTCTGTGCTAAAATCATGAAATATTATTCTATTAGATGAATTGTAGTATAGCCCAAAGGAAGGACTTTTATCCTCCCTAAATGGGCTATTGATTACAACAGGTATTCTATCTATATCAAAGTAAAAAGACAATATATCAAATTCTGTTTTGTAGTCAAATATATCACTTAATGATATTGTTTTACTTCCTTTAGATATCATTTATTAAAATGGTAAATCATCTTTATTTACTGGCCATGCATTAACTTCTTGCCTTACTTCTTTTGCTGGTTCTTGAGCGCCTCCCCATACATCCTCTGATGCGTCTTGTTTAACAAAATCAGTCGCCTTAAGCTCGTATTGCTTAAAATCTGTAGTTTTACCAAAGTCTACGTTAGGATATGAACCATTATCTTGTTTTTCTTTGATTTGCTTCATGGTATAGTCATACTTTTTAGTAGCAAATCTCATTGGGAATTCTTTGGCAAATTGCTGATAAAGCTTATTGTCGTCTGTTGATTTAACTCCACATACAAGCTTAACCCTGTTGTCTGGGTTAATACCAATAGCATCTTTTACACACTTAATATTACCCTTAAGTAATTCTTTAATTTCCGCAGCCTCAAATTGACATTCAGCATCTTCTGGTTTGTCAATTTCTACTCTAGACCAAGAACCATCGTCATTCTTTTTAGGTCTCATACGGTCTGGAATTGATAGAAATGCTTTAATAAAGTTAGTAAAATCAACTTCTCCAACAAAAGCGGGGCGCATACCCTTGGTTGGAAACCAACTCATATTTTCAGGCATCTTACCAGATTTTGCATTATCTACTGGTATATAAGAAGATTCGCCATATGCATTAATTACTTGAATTTTAAGACCATCATTACTGTATTTTACCTTATTGCTTATGAAATACATAATACGATCTTTCATCTGAATTTTCTCATCATCACCTGCATATTCAAGAATAAATTTAATCTCCGCTTGATCTACACCATCTTTGTTTTTAATATATTCTGGTTCATTTTCGATCTCACGACCATAAATATCAGACATTTCTTTTGCTGTAGGATTAATTGAAATTACTTTAAATGGAGCTACACCTGTATAGCGAGCAAAGTTGTTTCCTGTTGTTGATTCTGCGTTGTTTGTTTGATTACCTTTAGAAAATGCCATAATTTTTATTTTTTAATTTGGTTAATTGTTTTGTTTATTTCTAAAATTTGATTCTGTAAATCTTTAATTTGTTTGTCCATTTCCCCTACTATCTTGCTTCTTTTTACTTGCAAGCAAACTACTTTTGCATATAGCTTTTGTTTTGATTTTTCAAGTAATATCTCTTGAGTTTTTACTATAGACATAATTGTTTATTGATAAATATATTGATCAATGTAATCTCTGTTTTGTGTAAAAATTGGAATTTCTGTGTCAATAAACCATTTATTTCTAACAACACCATTTGCTTCAATTTCTTTTTTAATAACACAAGAGCCTCTTTTATAATGTGTTTTAAAATCGTTAAAATTGATATCTTTTTCTATAAAAAGTTTTTCTTGAATTTGATTACAATTTTTATTTTCTAAACTTTTATGTGAAAAATTAGTTCTCCCAACCATTTGGATTGCATTTCTTGTTGCATCTTGTTGTCTCCAAATAAAACAATTACAAACTTCTTCTTTTGGTAAATTAAATACACGTGAATCGAATACAGCTTTATTAAATCTGTTTAACATAGTGTTTTTTTTAAGTTTATCATCTAATTCATTATTGTCAATACAATTATTCACGTTTTCAATAAAATACTTATTGAAAGCTAATGTCGCTAATGAAGCTGAAATAGAACACATTTTTTTTTGGATGTTTTTTATCAAACCAAGATTGGGTTGTGATATTTTCATAATCAGTTAGAACTAATGTTATTTCATCTGATTGTGTATAAGCAATTTTACAACTTTGGATATTTTCACAAAGGAACTTTGCTGTTTCTTGCATTGTTTTAATTAAAACATCGTCAAATGGTTTTTTAAACCCTCTTGTGAATGTGTGAAATGCTTTACCATCCAATCTTATAATTGTTGGACTTCTTCTCATTAGAAAACGTCTTTCGATATTTTCATACTGTTTCATCCTATCGCCTAAACTATCTTTTTTCATAATTATTTCTTTCTTTTTTTTGGTTGAGCTCCACTGATATAATGGGTTACATAGATTAACTGACCTTCGCAAGATCCAATACAATATTTTACCTCATGCATATTATTATTTATAAAATTCGTTAATCCTATCCACCACATACCCTAGGTCATTTGGTATGTATAGTTCTTCAAACATACCAAATGGACTTTTAGGAGAGCTACAGAATTCATCTTCATTTGTAATAAACTCTTTTACTACTTTTTTAGCACCAGCATCAAACCTACTTTTACCAACTAGTGTTATATCAAACAAACCTTCTGGCGTGGAGTATTCGTCCACCATTTTGCCGGTGGTTTTAAATTTCACATAAACCCTACCATCTTGGCTAGGCACATCTTCACCATGAGCTAAAACAAATACATTTCTATCTAATGTGCTGTATTTATCGATAGCAGAAAAAAATTTACCCATGAAATAACCAATTTTTTTCGGTGCTTCCCAACCCGACTTTAAAGCATTATCCATATACCAGTCTTGCATCATATAGTTAGAATCATCTACAATAACATTTGTAAATGGACTATTTGGTGATGCCAATTTATCTAACACGGTTGCAACAACCTCTGGATTGTTGGATATAATACGATTACCTTTCGCTAATTGATCTGGTGTAGTTAAAATATAATCTTTCGCATTAGCAAATGGCAGCGGCTTACCTTTTACGCTAATTACAAAAGTTTTTTTAGGATCTAATCCTTTAATATTTAATTGTGGAATTGAACCAAAACTTGATGATTTTCCAAAACCGCTTTTTGCTAATACTAGAATTCTGCTCATTTCTTTTTGTTTTAAATAAAAAATTAATAGTTTTAAATTTCTCTGCTTCGTTTATTTTGTTTTTATGCATTAGATTGTAGAACCTCTCTAACTCTGGTTGATTGTTAGATAATGGTAACTCCATAAAGAAATTAACCTTACCATCAAAGTACAATGGGCATGTCATACCATTACCACCTTCACGAGAAATCATAATTTCCATAAATCTAATGTTATCCCTAAACTTATCTATAGAATAACCCATATATTCATGAATATCATGTCTAAATGGGCTAAAGATTCCTAACATAATGTTACAATCTCTTGAGGTCAACTTATTATCACCGAGATCCGCTACAGACGGTTTAAGTTTATTAAGCTTTACATTTTCAGTAGATTCACCAGCTAATGCCTGTTGCTGTATTGCCACTGGAATATACTTATAATCATCTTTTAGCTCAAGAAAATACTTTGAAGATAGTCTGCTCATAGATTTGTGCAAGTCCTCACCACCCTCTGGTGTTATTAAACCTATGTGGTCTGTTATAACCAAAACATATTCATCTGGATCATTAGGTTCATAATAGTCATTAACCACAGTGGGGGTAATTTCTCCTGTAGCTTTATCAACTATATTAATAGTCTTTTTATGCCACTTACCATTAGCTTCTGCATATTTTTTCATGAACTTCATAATACCAGTTGGATTCCTAATATCAGATATAATAGTAATACATTCCTCAAAGAAATCGTAATACTTTTGATATTCTGGCGAATCCATAATGTCAATTATTTCTTGGCTTAAAGGCTTACCTTTTGTAACTGAGTTTAGTTCTCGCTGATCTATTCTAATTTTGCCATGAGATAATTTATATAATAAATGACATAAAAACTGTTTGTATTTTTCTTCTGCTGATATTTCTAAGCTAAAATAAAATATCTTTAATCTTATCTTATCTGGATTATTAAATGCATAAAAGAATGGGTCATATAAAAACATCTTATCTGCTAATTGAGTCTTACCAACTTTTTGCTGTGCCGTGACAATTATGTACTTACCCTTCTCTATACCAGGCCATTCTTGACTAAACCTAGGAAAGCTACATGGTATGCAGTTGATCTTACCAGATAAAACTCTTTCTCTACGCCTAATTAAGTCATCCCTAGTTCTTTCATATAGTGTCATTTGTTTCTAGTTATAGGTGTTTCATCTATCTCAAGAAGATCTTTATCTGTGCGCATTCCATCATTTTCAAATAATGTCCATGTTGAGTCAATAGAAGAATACCACGCAGGTTCCCATGTTGTATATTCTAATTCTCTAATCCAATAATAACCAGACTCTCTTTTTATACTATTTGACTCGTCCATAATTGATTATTCTCCTCATCTTTAATGTTGTCTATATTTTCAATACTTGTTAATAACTCAGAATTACCATCTTTTATAATAAAATATGGTAGTATCCTCATTAATTGTTTATCATCACCAAAGCTTTTTACATACTTTTCTGTAGCTTTAATTACAATATCGTCATCAAATCTACCATAAGCTTTAAAGAATGTATTTAGCTTGTTAATAACACTAGGCTTATTATCACGCCAGTATTTATTAGTGCCATTCTTCTTACCTTGGGGATATATATCTTGCAGGCATTTAGCAAGTTCATCTAAAGATTTATTTTTATCTGTATTTTCATCTATAGATTTAATTTCAATATCTTTGATGAATTTAATACCATCACCAGTTATATAATATGACTTATCGTATTGTCTCACAAAACCGAGCTTCAATGAATTAGACATATCTAAGTCTGTATTTATATTGGGCTTTAACATTAAAATTCTCATAAATAAAAACTCAGATAAATTTACACCACTATCTTTGATTAGTTTTGTGTCAAACTTGAATATATTTTTATCCATTTATGTCATAATTATTTTATTTATAGTTAGTCTTTAGTTCTCTGTAAGATCACGCAACTCTTCCATATATACTTCTGGTATAATATGACTAATTGCCCCTTCGCAAACATCATATAGATTGCAACTATCACATGATTTATCACAATGTAATGATATGTTTTCTGCGTTTTGATATAAATCTTCCATAATTATTTTATATTTTTTAAATAAATTTCCAATGCTTAGCGTGATATCCACATTTTTTGCACCTCATATATACTTTTGTTCCGTTTTTAAATTCATATTCGCAATGTTTTTCTTTATAAATCCATTCATGTTTGCAAAAAATTTGTCTAATGTAATTTACTATTGTTCTCATTGTTTATTTAATTTGATTAATAGTATTAAGAATTGAGTTTTTATTTACAGTAGTCCAATTTTCATCAAATGATTTTTTAACTTTTTTGATATTCATAAAAATTATTCAATAACTTTTAATAATTGTAATGATGTTTTTAATGGTAAATTCAAAACACCAATTAAACAACCATCATATAACCCGAAATCTAACTCAGCGTTCTGAATAATTTTTAAAACATCTTTTTTATCATTTGTGATATTATTTCGTTTATAAAGATTATTAATAACTTTAAAAGAATGAATTACATAATCAATTTCAACACCATCTCAATATTTATGGAACTCAATTTGCTTTCAAGTATTTCTTCTAAATTAATTTCTTTCATAATTTTTTAAACTCAATATATTTACAAATCCAACCAATTAATATACTAAAATTATCAGAACTTAAACTTCTATTTACTTCAGAAGTTAAATTAAGTTCTTTGTCAATTAATCCTGAATGATATAAAAGATAATGAGATAAAAATTCAATTTGAAAATAATCTTTTTTACAATCATCAACATTGTCCCATTCTCCATCTATATATTCAATTAGTACTGGCTCTCCACACCAACTTCTAGATATAAACCAATTATTTCTTTCTATAATTGGATATATTAAATTATTAAAAGAATTATATAGTGATTTTGATATCTGTTCATTTAAAATTGTAGTAATATTATCAATTGCTTTTTGATCAAACTCATTATAAAAACAATAAGGAATTCCATTAATTAAATATATTTCAGCATATTTAAATTTTTTCTTTATTACATTTACAATTTCATAAACTGTTTTACAATTAGAAATATCTGGCACATCTTTCTGATAAGATACATATAATTTTGTTAACTCTAAAACATTCATATCTTTGTCGGAATATAATTCATAATATTGCAAAATACCAGAAGCTGAAAATCTTATAGTTATTTTATTGGTTTTTTCATTTCACAAATTGTTTTAGTTTTTCAACATATTTCTTATCACTTGCATATCTCAATCTGAGTCTTTCATAATATTCTTCATTAGTAAGATTCTTATAATGACTCATTTGAAGTAATGCATAATCAATTAACGATTCTCTCCAGTTAGCATAATAGGCATAACCATTTAATACTTGATTAGATGTTGTAGCTCTTTGACCACAACATTTCATTCCAAACATATTATGATTTGTTTTGAATAGATTGCTTCTTAAGCTATCCGTCTCATGTAACACTTGGCTATATACAATTTCAGGATGTTCAATCTCTAATTTCAAAATTTCATTATAAATTGAATCATATAAAGATTGTTGTATTACGGTTTGTTGTTTAATTTGTTTTGGTTGTTGTTTTTCTGTTTTTGTTGTCCAATCGTATTCAACAATAAATGGTACCGAAAAACACCACATTATAAAAATAATCATTAACCAATTCTTTTTAATCCAATTCATAAATAAATAATTTAATTTAAAATAAATAAGTGTGTAAATCAATACACACTTATTTTAGTTATTGTTTTAAAATTGTTTTTCAATTGTGTTTGTAATTTCAGAATTTATTTCTGACATATCTTTTACTAATCTATCAATTGGTAAATAAAACTCATCACCAACTTTATGAAATGAGTTTTCGGTTCTTACTTGGCAATAAATTTCATTATCGCCAAAGTAGTCAAAATACACATCAGTAAAGCAATTCCTTCGATGTTCTACAACTCCAATATATGGAAATATTCTTTCTTTCATGATTGTATTTTATTTAATCTACCAATAAGCAATTGATATAAACATTATTCCTATAATAAATAATAATATAACAAGTGATACCCAAATATTAGTATAATTAATTGTTGTAGTATTAGAAAATACTGTAGCATAAAGGTAAGTTAAAAACGACACATTATGAAAAGAAGGATTATTTTTCTTGTTAAGTATTATTTCTTTTATTGAGTAATAACTCCATGCAATAAAAATTAAGACGAATAATGGTATTATTATGTACCTCATAACTCTTTTGTTTTTTGTAAATTGTTTTTAATGTTAGGCTTAAACTCGCCATCACCTTCTAAGGTAAATAGTCTTTTTCCATACCTAATCCTACCTAGTTGTGTTAGCTTGTTATACCATGATTGCAGCATATTCTCGGCCTTTCTATTAACAAGCTGTTTTTCTGCTTTTCTAAAAGCATGTCTTATGTTATCTGGGTTTCTTTTATTAAAGTCAATATAACTTTAATTTCATTTTCTGAATATTTTGCCATGATTTTAATTGTTTAAAATAAAATATTTACTACCATTTTTGCATTCTTTTATCGTGGAATTGTCTAAAATTTCTTTTAACAAATCTTCTTCTCCCGAATTATACAATAATGCGAGAGTTTGTTCCATATAAATAATCATAATTTAATTTGTTTTATAATGTTAGGTCAAATCGTTTATTACCAATATTGTCAATCACTGAGGTGCATTGAATTAATCCACATAATTTCCCAATAGCTCTTTCTATAGGTAATTCATCATCATTTATAATTCCTTTATAAAAAGAAGCAAAGAATATTTCTTTTAATTGACCATTATCATCAGCCCAATTATCTTTTATTTTTAGCTGAATATCAAGTAATTTATTAAATACTCCTCTTAAATAATCATGATAATTATTATTTTCGTCAGGATTCCATCCATATATTTCTGTAAATAACGATTTTAAAGTTTCAACCCATTTGCCTTTATATGGATATTTTTCTTGCAATTGACCTTTTATTAAAAGAATCCATTGTTTTTCATATTTGTCCAATTGTATCATAATTTTAATCTGTTTTTAAATAGGTGGTGAAGTTAATCACCACCTATAATTTGTAATCCTTAACAGTGTTTTTATTTATTATTAAATTTCATTATACCAAAATAAAGATTATTTATATCTTCTATAGATAGATTTGACTTTAAACTATTAAATTTTTTATCACAAGCAACAATATTGCCTGATATATAACCTTTTGAGTTGTCAACTCTATCAATTGAAAAATTACCATTTCCACCATGTTGCAACTTTTTGTTTGTATAAAGACATCTTTTTTGATTATATACTTTTTTAAACTCTGCAAAAGATACGTCAAATTCAAGCTTTCTTGTTAAAGCTGAGGTCATGATGGCTTGATATTTTTTGATTATATCTACGTCTGAATGCATAGTTATAACTCTTCAAATGTTACACCATATCCTTCATCAAAGCGATTTAGATACGATTTAAGCCTGTCTTGTTTGCTCATTTTAGACCAAACAAACTTTTTCTCCCAAAATGGGCATTCGTTTGATTGCCAATGATTAATAATATCAGCTTTAATTACTGTTTTAACACAGCAGTTAAAGTCTTTGGTAGTCTCATAAGTTTTACCACCTGCATAAAAACCATTATGGTTTAAATACATCTCTGTGTGTCTCAATGCGCCTTTTTTGTTTACTGTTAGAATAATACCTTCAGTCATAATACTTTCCATGCCCTTGGATTATTAAAGTGGCAAATTCAGTTATTTATCCTGCAATCATATAATTTTCATGAGACAATTACTGTACTTCATTTCTACTAAGAAAATTATAAAAACAATAATATTTTAATAAATTGATTTAAAAAATTAATAGGCTTAACTTACCTATTATGAATAGCTGTTGAGCTATAAAGACTGATTTGTTATTCAAGATCCCATTGTATCAGTAAACGCCTTAAACTTGGCAACACATTCTATTGGTTTGTGTTTTTGAGATACTTTGTTTATACAAAACAAAGAAAGGTAGATGTTAACTTTAAGTTCATTTCCTTAAAGATCAGATTTATTAACTATAATAATAATCTCAACGGCTGTATTTAAACTTGCCTCGATTTTGAATCATCTCAGATATTCCGATATAAATTATAGTATTGTGACTAATAGATATATTCTCTACGATCTATTAGTCTTAAAGTTATTTCTTTTTGTTTTGTTCAAACCAATCATCAAACTTAGTTCCACAAATAATTGAATTTGTACACAACTCGCCTATAGCTTTTGCTATAAGCAATTTAACTTCTTTTCTTGAATACATACCTTGAGTATGATATTCTTTAGCAAAATCGGATTTAATTGAGTCTTTGGCTAATTGTAATAACTCATATTTTTTAACATCTTCGTAAGGGTCATACATATCATTAACCAATTTTTCAGCAGCTTTCTCAATATTTTCTAATAACTTTTCCATAATTATTTAATTTAAAAATTAGTGCCTATAACACATATTCACTACGGTGTTATAGGCTTGTTTTTTACTGCACAATATTACATTCAAATGTTATAATAGTATTACCATCTGACAAGATAAGATAAGTTTGATTATCAATAACCACTATAATCATAGTCAATGGTATTCCAATAATTTTAAAATGATAATAGATGTTGCCTTGATTATCTTCTGTGGTGTTAGTAAGTTGTATTTGATATACATTGCTACAACCAGGAGATATCCAAGTCATTTTATTACCCTTGAAACTAAAGAAATTAGTTTCATGTTTATCAAATGATTCTCCATTTCTTTCAACTACAGATAAGCTGCTCTTATAGTTATATACAGTTTGAGCATAAGTTCCTAATGATAAAATTAATGCAATTACCAAGAATAAATACTTTTTCATTTTGTTTGTTTTAATCTAACTTTTCAATTTCTTTTTTAACTTCTTGCCAGTAATTTTTCTCTTCATAAGAACCAGACTCCATATACTCCCAATATGCAATATCAATTATCTCATTAACTGCTATTAATGCACATTGTTTGGATATATGGATTTCATCTTCTGATACATTGTAATCATACTTATCAGCAATTCTGATGTAAGTCCTATATTTATTAACTAACTCTACTGCTTTTTCTTTTGGTGTCATAATTATTCGTTATAATGGTTATAATGCGGATTATTAGGTTGATTCCTACCATAATCATTTATTGTTATTATCCTCAATAGACTGCATTGCTAAAGATATTTGATTATCAATAGTAATACATTCTATTTCTGGTTTAATATACTTTTTTATTTGTTAAAAGTCATTGTCATCTTTGTTTAATTCATCGCAAATATTGTTTTTCCACCATTTAGGGAATTTGCGTTTAATCCATTCAAATATTGATGGAATTATTGGAGTAAAAACCAATAACGCTATAATAATTGTAAGAATCAAACCAATAACTATATCGTAATTAATTGTTTCCATGTTTATTATAATAAAGGTTTTGCAATTTCAATTAAATCTCTAAAATTATTAAGAAATTCATCTTTTAATTCCCGTGTTTTGAATGTTAGTACTCGACTATGGCAAAATTCTTCATTTTTATCAATTCTATTTCTATTATTGATTATAGAGTACTTCGCATCAACACAAGTCCAATCAGGTTGCCAACCATCGTTATATGCTTCTCTCAATTGAAGTAATTGAGACAATGCTAATGATGCTTCAGCTAACTCTTTTGTTGGTAATGTATTTTTATTTGTATAAAGTGGCTTAAAATGGTATTCTTTTATTTCACAAAAGTTATTTATATAATAACCATTAATTATTTCTAAATCTTCCCATCTTTTAGGTAATGATTTAACAATAGGTTTAAATACTATATTCTCAAAAGTTGACTTTTCTTTGTCAATTTCATACCCTTCTGGTATTTCTATTTGAATAGTCCTTGTTTTCATAAATTTGTTGTTTTAAAATTAATAATGTCTGATCTTTAGTAATAAACACTTTCTTAGTTAAATGGTATTCATTCCAATTGGGAAGTCTATAACCATTTGATGTCTTAATTAAATCAACGTGCAGCATATTACTCTTGAGTTAATGTAATACTTTCACCTTTTAATAATTTCCTGCCTATAATATCAACGTCATGAGTCCAAACTTTAATTGGTTCTGATAATGATACAAATCTATCATATGTTTTTAATATTACATGGATTTCTTTGTTTAATTCAATCTCCATCATTTCACCAATTTTTAATTTCGTAGAACTAAATTTTTCTTCTAAATTGTAATTTCTTTCAAGTATTGACATAATATATATTGTTTTAAATTAATAATTCAAAGGTAAGAGATAATTACATCTATATAATGGGTTTCAACCATTACCTTGGCTTCTCGGCATATAAATGTAATTACCTGATTAGTAGAATAACTGTTTCACAACAGTAGTAGATTGGCATATAAATATACCTAAGTAGAATAACTCTTCACAGAGTAATGTAGATTAAGTTTGCGCTTACCTCGAACTACGACGTTCAACAATAGGCCTTAAAACCTAACCAGATAAGCATTGTTTTTACTCTTCAATACATAAAATACTAAAGCATTTTGTATTGTCTTTAGTTACACCTGATTGAAAGAATTCATTTTCAGTTCTTTTCACGCCAGATGTTCCAGCAGCATGTAAGTTGCCCCAGCCACCAAGTTCTTTTTCAATTGTTTTGTCAATTGTATCAACATTTCTTTCTAAGTGGTGAATTGTGTTTGTAGTTCTTTCCACGATTGTAACATAATACTTTACCATGATTTTAAGGTTTTAAATTTAAATTAAGTTTGTGTAGATGACAGGATTCGAACCTGTAACTAAGAGTTGCGTGGGCTATACCTTTAAAGAGGTTTTCAGGATTGACTATTGAGCCAGTACATTCCCGTACTACAACTATTCCCTACTTTTTAATTACTACCGCTGCGTCTACCAATTTCGCCACATCTACATTTAAAAAACAATCCCAACAAGGTTGCACCTTGCAAAATATTGCGTTCCCAATTAGTTTGACAATATAATCCTACAATTGGATTGGAATTGTTTTGTGCCACAATACAGAATCGAACTGTTTAACTCATATTATTTAGAGTCGTCATGCTGTTAAGCCCAACTATTGTGGCAAATAAATTAATACTTCAATACTCTTATAATTTTAATACTATCATATTGTACTTCACAATCCTTATAAGCCACATCTAACGCCATAGCTTCAGAACAACTGTCTTTATCAGTCTCTAAACTACAGTGATGTTTAATGACTTCAGGATTTCCATAATAGTTAGTTGAATAACTATTGTATTCAACCATATAATCAGTATAAGTAGGTGTGCAACTAGCCATTCCTAGAACAACTAATGCAATTAATATCAAATTTTTCATATAAAATTGTATTTAACAAAACAAATTCAAACAAATATAACCCAAAAATAAAAATAAAGCAACACAAAAACCACCTGAACAATCGTCTAAGGTTGGTCTGATTTTAAATAACCACATAATATTTAGTGTTAAAAATGTTATTGACTAAAGTTAATTATAGCTCAAATTGAGCAAATGGTTTGAGGGTGGATAATCTCCCTCTCATAATAACAGCAAAACGTAGACGATAAGCCGCTGTTTTATAGTGTTTTACATTAGAACGTCTCATATTTATTTAGAATTAGTTATAAATAAGTTTAAAATAAAAACCTCTGTATAACATACAGATTTGCTTTTGTTTTGCTGTATAATATATGTACGCGTACATTATATATAGCAGTAGTGGTATGTATCATATAGAAAAGAAGTGTCAATCCTTATCGAAGGGATTGAGGTTGTAATAAATGGTTTTATAGCTTCGGACTTATTATTATAGTTTAACCATTAAAAATCATCTATAATTGCTTACCTATTGTCTTCTAAGCACTAATACTGACACTGTTTGTTGCTATATATTTTACAACTCTAAGATTTTAATTTACGATATAACAAAATATTGTTTTAATTACTCTCTACGTTTATAGTAGGTGAGCCTATTCGGCATATCTTGCAATTAAAATTACTCAGCACTTCTTTTATATGACATATATATGTATCTAATAGAATATTATTAGTTATCTATTAGAACACAAACAAAACAAAAAAAATAAAAGCAGTTTATACACTTGCTTAGGTGTTGAAAGATCTTAAAATAAAGAGCCTTCGGATTGTTTTTTGCCATCACCCTCGTTATGTAGTACATAGTAAGGCTGACCTTCGTCGTTTTTGAATTCGCTAATGACTGGTTTTGTTACGTCATTAAATGAGTGAATCTTAGTTGACACGAAACACACAGGCACATGAGGTGCATCGGCTTCAGCGCAATACATAGACTCGCCTGACTTAGATTTAAATAAGTCGAGAGATGTGATTTTCATCTTTTTAACGAACTCTTTAACACTGTAGGTGTTGATAGGATTGAAATCTGACATATTATACTACGGTTTCCACACTTGAGCAACCGAAAAGCTTTAAATTATTGATTTTGAAAACACTAAACGTCTGAAACCCAAGGGGGTACAACAGCCGCTCCAAAATTAGTGGGGGAGTTAATACGGGGGTATCTCACTCTCAAAAGAATTTACAGTAAAAATTTTTACGATAAAAAATATTTTTGTTGTATTTTTTTTTATATCACAGTAAACACTCTTATCTTATTGAATAACAGGTATATATTTTTTTGTAATAGTATTTGGATATGTCAAATATTTTTATTATATTTGTACCACTTGAATAACTAATCACAGTTATTATCACCCTAGAGGGCAGAAATGTAGTTATAGGGTCAGAAGTTGGGTTGTATAATTTAGTATTTTAATTAGAGATGTCCCCAATACAAGTAAAAATTGCCTATATATAAGTAGTCTTGATGAGCCAAGTGATTGAGATAATTGGTAGAGGATAAAATCATCCATTAGGGGTATAACCAAGACGCAGACTATGAAGTTATAGGTTAATATAGCACTATAGTAATATAGATGTTTTTAGTCATTTGGTTGGCTAGGACCTATTATGTTTAATAATTAATAAGATAAAAACAATATGATACAAATAGCTTCTTCAATAGTTATTGTAGTGATAATACTCTGTATTGAATGTATATATAATAAGTGGTATAATCATAGGAAGAAATAATTTAACAAAAAAAATAATTAGTAAAATATTTGTTTATTTGAATTATTTGATTTACCTTTGTATTATAAATAAAAACAGATATGAAAAGAAAGACTTGCAAAGAAAGTATTAAGAGTAATCAGATTGGTGAGGATTTTGATAAGTTTGATTTCATTGAAGATGAAGAATCAAAAGTATTCGTAGATAAACTAGGCATTCAATTCGATTCTAAAAATTGGGCAACTATCTTTTATTGTAGTCAGACTATGGATAACTTTAATTTATTTTAACTTGCGTATTTAATTTGTTTTGTTTACTTTTGTGTCAGTAGAATAATCGTAGATTAAGTAGATATTTTAAAACCCTTCGAGTTAAAGGAAAGCCACGCTTGCCTCTGTAAAGAAAGAGAAAAACTTTAGTGGACATGATGAGGAGTGGGAGCTCATCAAACTAGGAGTATCGTTTAACGGTAAGACATCAGACTTCAACTCTGATTTTGTGGGTTCGAAACCTGCTGCTCCTGCCGATATGTGGAGTGCAAGTAATGGTAACTGGTAGGTCTCATAAGCCTTACGATGGTAGTTCGACTCTACCCTCCGCAACATAAGCTCTAAGTACACGAGATCGAAATCAGCGAAAGCCTATCGCAGCTATATGTAAGTGATATTGATTAACAATATTATCTGCTGATGCTAAAATGTCGCTCTGAATCGTTAGTCAGCGCAGTTTTGTAGTTCTGGGGTTATTTCAAAAACTACAACTTACTCCAATGGCGAAATTGGTAGACGCAACAGATTTAAGTTCTGTCGGTTTTTATCGTGAGAGTTCGAGTCTCTCTTGGAGTACTATAAACTGCTCAGGTAGCATAATTGGTAAATGCCTATGGCTTATATCCATAAGATAGTGTGTTCGATCCACACCCTGAGTACTAAAAATAATAATATAATAAATAAAACAGCATGATTATAGCTATAGATTTTGATGGAACATGCGTAACTCATGATTTTCCAAATGTAGGTAAAGATATAAATGCGGTTCCAGTCTTAAAAAGACTTCAAAATGAGGGGCATTTGTTTGTATTAAATACGATGAGAAGTGGCGAGTATTTGGAATTCGCTGTTAATTGGTTTAAAACAAATGGATTAAATCTTTTTGGAATTAATGAAAATCCAACTCAAAGTAAATGGACTTCTTCGCCTAAGGTTTATGCACATATCTATATTGATGATGCAGCATTAGGTTGTCCATTAATTTATGATAAACATGATAGACCTTATGTAGATTGGAGTAAAGTAGAAGATTATTTTTTCAATTCAAACTCAGCAAACTTAACAGCTAATAGTCAATCAATTCACACAAATGATTAAACTAGAAATTACTCTATTTGATGATACGCAACTAAATCCCAACATTAGGGTTGTGAATAACATCATTAGAGCGGTAGGTAAAAACAATGGTTATTGCCCATGTGTAATAGCAGGATTACAAACAGAAGATACTAAGTGCCCATGTAGGGCTTATATTCAAAACAGAGATTGTAAGTGTACTTTATATATTAAAAAATAAACTTATGAAAGAAAAACTTACTAACGTTATAACAACTTACGGTGTTGATAATATTGATGCACTACTTGTAAATGATGAGACTTATGGTAAGATTGCTAAAGAGCTTTTTTACTTTAGTAGTGACTATATGAAATCTAGACTGTATTACATGGATATTTCTATAGAAAGAGATGATTCAGTGCCAACTGGCGATGTTTATATTAGAGATAAAAACTAATGAAGTATATATATCACTATTTTAATCAGTTAAACTCTAATGATGTGTGGCGTACACAAAAAGGATATGCAGGCTGGTATGATAAATCTGTTATATCTGATAGCGGTACACCTGTAACTCACATGTACTACTGTAGAGAGGATAATGACGAACCATTAAGAATAACACCATCTATGGAATATAAAGATGAATGGACTTTAGGTGATGATGATATAATTTTTATGTATTAATTATGGGTATACTAGATAAATATATAGAAGAGTTTAATAGACTTGATAAACCAAAGAATTTTCCATACAAACTAACATGTGATCTATCTACAATAAATAGATTGTGTGGATATGGGGTTGAAAAATATATTGTAGAAAAGCATTTAAATATTAATCTTATAAAAGATATATCCGAGAATTTTACTACATATGTAAAACTTTTTACTATAGTTGATGAAATTTGCACTGATGATGTTGTAAATTATGAGGATGAATTAGACAAAAATCTTATAAAAACATTTGAGAAAATTAAATTTCAGGATACATTGAGAAATCTATTTTAAATATGAACGAAGATTATAATGAAGAAAAAGTAGCATACTGTAAATCATGTTTATCGTTGCGTATAGTCAACTTGGGAGATGACGATATAGTACCATACTACTGTGACGATAAAGGCTGTGGTAGCACTGATATTGGCTACACAGATATACATACATGAGAATTGCTGTATGAAAAAAGATATAACAAAAAGTATATAACCAAAAAGTAAATAACAAAATGGGAGAAGTTAAAGAAAAAAAAGAACTTACTTACGAAGAGCTAAAAACAGTCGCAGATCAATTGCACCAACAAAATCAAATGTTGATTAAAGAGGTCAATCAACGTGGCAATGCAGACTTTCATAAACGAGTAGAATATCTATTCAAGGTAATTGAAAATAAATCTGTATTTAATGAAGGATTTGTTTCTAACTGTGCTAAAGAAATTCAATCTATTATTACAATACCAGAACAAGTAGAAGAACAAAAATAATATGGCGACACCAGCAATATCAAAAAACTCAAATATTGCAAAAGTCCCAGCTAAGTTAGATATTGATTTTTTCTATAAATGGTTATCATTTTTACAACCATTTCATAAGTTATCAAATAAAGAAATGGAAGTTCTGTCTGCATTTTTAAAAAAACGACACGAATTGGTTCAGTTAGTTAGAGATGAAAATGTACTTGATAACCTTTTAAAATCAATAGATGTTAGAAAAGAAATACGAGAGTCAATTGGTATGAATATATCGCAGTTTAACATATTATGCACTAAACTCAGGAAAACTGGGGCTTTAACTGAGAATAAAATAAACAAAAGATACATACCTAATATTGAATTTGACTCAAAAGAGTATAGATTGATTATTATATTTGATTTAAATGACAAAAATTAAATCTATATATTTAAATAAAGACTTAATCAAGATGGCTAAGATAACGTCTGAAAAACTAGGTATAGAACTTCACTTAGTTATATTGGCATACAAGTCTTATTTTGATTGTATAAAAGAAACTTTTGAGAGTATAGATTATAGTAGCATAAAGTCAGAAGATGATTTAAAAACTATAAACTCATCATTTAATGTAAATGGTATTGGAAAATTCTATACATCATTTAAAATAATAGATAAGTTAAATAACAGAAAATTTAAAAATGAAGATTCTAAATATAAAGAAAGCAACACCAATGTTTACACGGTTGATCACAACCGCAGATAGATATACAGAGAAAGAAGCAACACATAATGGTATTATTGACAGCTCAAAGGTAAATGTTATTAAAGATCTGCAAACTATTGTGTCAGTATCAGAGCAAGCTACTGCTAGGGATTTAAAAGTAGGTGATACAATCTTGCTAGATTTTGGTAGATATGCTCAAATGAAGCAGAAGAAAGACTCATTGAAGGCTACCACAGATGAATTCTATAATAATGTGGCATCATATAATATTCCAATTATTATGATTAATCTAGAAGAGCATTTATTTGTAGATATTTCAGACGTTCAACTAGTGGTAGAAGAGCATGAGTTCATCGATGAGGGTGAAGGCTTTATTACTGGTGGCCCTAAAGATATTATTAATACAGATAAAAAACTAATTTTACTATAATATGGATTTTGGAGAAGCAATTAAAGAATTAAAAAGAGGTAATCTAGTTTCAAGAACCGGATGGAATGGTAGTGGAATGTTTATTATGAAACAAATCCCAGCAGAGATTGGTTTAGATATCATCCCCAAAATGCAAAGTGTTCAACAGTCTGCAAAAGATGTTTTAATTGATCGAAATACAACTTTAAAATACAATAACCAAATGCTGATTATCAAACAAGATGGAACTGCTGATTCATGGGTTCCAAGTTCTAGCGATGTATTTGCAGAAGATTGGATTATACTATAATACCCTAGTGGGTACAATATTAACTAAGCCCATGTAATAATGGGCTTTTATTGTTTAAATACATGAGATTATTTGAATATTCAAATTATAAATTAAATATAGCACCAGAGGTATATACAGTAAAAGCATTTAAGGATCTTGTTAAACGAGATAGAACTGTAGAAAAAACACAAGCAGAACAAGCGTTTTCTTTCATTTATTTCGTATATGACCCAAGGAGTGACTTGCAGTATATAACTGATGAAGATGAGCGTATATCAAGAGCAATAGAGCTTTTAGGTATAAATGACAAGTTTAAGGTAGATGAAGTTATATCAAAAGCTATAGAGGTGTATAAGAGTCTTACAAAGACAACATCTTCTATGCTACTTGATGACATTAAAATGAGTGTTGACAAGATTAGGGAATACCTTAGAGATGCCTCTGTTAACGATGACACCTTTGATAGATACACTAGGGCTGTAGAACGATTAATACCACTTACAGAGAAGGTTACTAATGCAGAGAAAGTTGTAGTTAAAGAAGTAGAAGAACTGTCTAAGATGCGTGGTGATAAGCAACAAACCTTGTTAGACGGAGGTTTTAGTAACTTTATGAAATAATGAGTAATATAATTATACCAACAAACAAATATCAAACACAGATAACCGACGATCTTTTAAACGGTCTAAAAGATGAGGTTAAAAGTGAGTTGTTTGATATTATAAATAATGTAGAATTTGTTAGACGAATTATATCACCAGATAGAAAGTATGCAAAAGATTGTGATAAAGATTCATCAGGTAGACTAATTGTCGATCTTTGCAATCCTCACATACTTGAAAATATGGATTACTTTAGGGAGTCAGCTATACACTTTCAAAAGCACGGAGTATATACTAAATTAAGACCAAACCCAAACCCACAATCTGAGTATGGTCAATGGCTTAAAAGAGAGCTACTTAGGTGTTGGAATGGCATGGTAAGACAATCAGATGGGGAGTGGATTACTGGCGATATGTACTTCTATTTAAATTACTTCCCAATTATTCAAACTAAAATTAGGAAGGGTACTAAAATTGGAGACCGTATAACAGATTTACCAGAAGTCTGAGAAGGAGTATATTGAAGATTTCATTATATGGAGCAAGCTAAATATGGTGGAATATATAACGATTTTAAAGGTGCAAATCATGGTTGTGAAATAGCTCGAAGGGGGGCTAGCAAGTCGTATACGATAGCATCTATATTATCTAAGCATTTTATATTAGGCGACAATGAGATATCAAATAGCAAGGTTAAATGTTTAATTAGCGCATATCAAAAAGAATTTCTAGTTAAAGATGGCACTTTAAATAAATTCTCAGATGGGTTGGCTCATTGCTCTAAATATACTCAATTTCCATCTAAAAAGCTAAAACAATCATGGTCTGATTTAACATGAAGGGCTGGGTATATAGATACAGATAGAGATGTAGAGGCTGGTACTCTAAATGAAGTTATAGGCGTAGCAGTAAAAGATGATGAAACAAAACTAAATGGAAAACGTAGTGTAAAAATGTTTTACGAAGAGTTTGGTATGTATCCTAAGTTTCTGGATGTATGACAGTTAGGTCTTCCAAATGTTCAAGAAGGTGAAGTTGCATTTGGTTTTGCATACTCAATTGGCACGGGCGGGGCAGAGGGGTCTGACTTTATGGGAGCTTTAGAAATGCTTAACCACCCAGAAGGATACAATGTTTATTCATTACCTAATTTTTGGGATAAAAATTCTCAAGGTAAAAAGAAAACTATATTTTTCTTTCCAGGATATATTAATTCAAAGGGTTATTACAATAATGATGGAGTATCAGATGTTATAGGCGCTCTTATATCCGAGATTGAATTCAGGGTTAACCTGAAATACAACTCATCAGATCCAATGCAGTTGACTAGAAGAAAGGCTAATACAGCTTTTACTATACAAGATGCTATCATGAGACGAGATGGGTCGTTATATCCATCAGATAAACTAAATGACGTTATTAATCAAATATCATTAGATCCAACATATACTGATGATATGTGGATTGGTAGATTAAGGATATCTAAAAATGGTGATGTTGAATATAAGCCAGACAATGACGTTAAATATATAACAGAGTTTCCACATAAAGATAACAAACATAATGGTGCTATATGTATAAAGCACATGCCAGTTAGAGATAGCTCTGGCAGAGTTCCATGAGGTAGATATATAGCTGGCATTGACACATTTGACGATGATGGTTCAGATACATTATCGTTGTTTAGCTTATTTATATTAGATTTGTTTACCGATGAATTAGTATTTGAATATACTGGTCGTGAGATGTTTGCTGATGATTCTTATGAGGTAGCTCGTATGGCATTATTAATGTATAATGCTGAATGCAACTATGAAAATAACAAGAAGGGGTTTTTTACTTATATGTCTAAACACAATTGTTTATACTTACTGTCTGATACATTGGATTTTCTTAAAGATAAAGAAATTGTTAAAGGCGGTATGTATGGCAATAAAGCCAAAGGTACTGGCAATTATGGTAGTGTAGCGCCATATGCTAGAAGATGTATTAGAGATTACCTATTAAAAACATCAGAAAATATTCAAGTAAAAGAAGTTGATGGTAAGCTAGAATCATTATCAACTACCAATATATTTAATTACCAAAAGATATGGTCAAAAGCATTACTGCAGGAGTTAGCTTCATGAACTCCAGATGGTAACTATGATAGGCATGATGCTATAGCAATGCTTATGTTGCTTAGAGAAGACAAACTTAGACTTCTTGGTAACACATCAGCAAAGGATGCTATAAACAATAGAGATGTTAATTACGCTGGTAATGACGAATTTTTTAAGAAGAATTATAAAAGAAATAAATCATAACAAATTTAACCAACATATATAGGGTATTACTTTTTTTGTGCAATACTTTTATATGTTGGTTATTTTGTTTATATTTGGTAACAAAATAAAATAAATTAATAACACTAATATATGCAGTGATTAAGTACATTTCCACAGCAAAAGCTTCCATTCAATAAAAAAAATAGAGAGTGGAGAATGAAGCACTGCGACTGAGCAGACAAAAAGATTTACTTTTATGACAACTCCGTTAGAAAGTCATTCATTCGTAAAAGAGTAAACTACAATCTTGTAAATGGCTATTTGGATTTAACTGATATGACAATGGTTTTAAATCCAGATAATATAGATGCCAGTTATATTCCAGAGAACATAATGCACTACAATATAATGCAATCTTATTTGAATGTTCTTAAGGGCGAAGAAGCAAAGCGTAGTTTTGATTGAAAACTTATAGTAACAAATCCAAATGCTATATCTGAGATTGAAGAAAATCGCAAGAATGAATTTATGCAAAAACTTCAAGAATCTATCCAATCGGAATATCCAGATGAAGAGTCTTTTAATAAAGAGATTCAAGATATGCAATACTTTTTTAATTATGAATGGCAAGACATTAGAGAAGAACGTGGTAATCTACTATTAAATCACTATATAAAAGAACTTGATATTAAACTTAAGTTTAATCAAGGGTTTGGTGATGCTATGTATGTTGGAGAAGAGATTTACCAATGTGACATAGTAGGAGGAGAGCCGACTTTTGAAAGGATGAATCCACTCAAAATTCATATGTTTAAGAATGGATATTCTAATAGATTTGAAGATGCTGACATTTTGGTATATATAGATTTCTGGCAACCAGGTCGTATTATAGATACATTCTATGATGTATTAACTGATAAAGATATTGAGTTTATTGACAATATGCCTCAAATATACTACTCAGATAATAATGCAAATATAGATGAAAGAAACTCATTCTTGAATCTATCTGATATGAATGGATTTGAGAATGGGGAAGGCTCTGTTATTGAAAACTATAGTATATTTGCGCAGAATGTAGGCGCAGCAGCAACAACTAATTATTATGATAATAACGGTAATATCCGTGTTATACGTGTATATTGGAAGTCTAAGCGTAAGATTAAGCAAGTTAAATGGTTCGACCCAGAGACTGGCGATGAAAGATTTGACTTTTATCCAGAGACTTATAAATGCGATAAAGATTTAGGTCAAGAAGAGTCTGTATTTTGGATTAACGAAGCATGGGAGGGTACTAAAATAGGTAGAGATATTTATGTTAATATGCGTCCTAGGATTGTGCAATACAATAGGATGTCAAATCCATCAAGATGTCACTTTGGCATAGTAGGATCTGTTTACAACCTGAATGATAACAAGCCATTATCGATGGTTGATATAATGAAACCATACGCTTATTTATATGATGTTATACATGATAGATTAAATAAAGCAATAGCTGCCAACTGGGGTAAATTAGTTAAACTAGACTTAGCTATGATACCGAAAGGCTGGGAGGTTGACAAATGGCTGTATTATGCAAAGATAAATCATATAGCTGTAGTAGATAGTTTTAAAGAAGGTAATATTGGAGCAGCTACTGGGAAGTTGTCAGGTATGCTAAATAATCAATCATCTGGTGTTATTGACGCTGAAACTGGTAATTATATACAACAGCATATAAATCTACTACAGTTTGTTAAAAATGAAATGGCAGATGCTTGTGGTATATCAGATCAACGGAAGGGGCAAATATCAGCATCAGAGACCGTAGGAGGCGTAGAAAGGGCGACATTGCAATCTTCTCATATAACTGAGTGGTTATTCCTAACACATGATAACGTCAAAAAGAGAGCCTTAGAATGCTTTCTAGAAACTGCTAAGATTGCATTAAAAGGTCAGAATAAAAAGTTTCAATATATACTAAGTGATGGATCGTCTAAATTTATTGACATAGATGGTGATGAATTTAATGAGTGTGATTATGGGTTGGTATTAGATAATTCAATAGAGTCTAAAAACCTTAAGGAAAATCTTAATCAGTTAGCACACGCAGCATTGCAAAATCAAACGTTATCATTCTCTTCTATAATGAAAATTTACTCATCTCCATCATTGTCTGAAATACAAAGAATTATTGAGAAAGACGAAAAAAATATTCAAGAAAGAAAGTCTCAAGAACAACAGCAAGTGCAACAAATGCAACAACAGCAACTTCAATCAAATATGCAAATAACTCAAGCTAAAATAGATCATGAGACTCTGTTAAACAACAATGATAACGAGACTAAAATCCTTATTGCAGAAATACAGGCTGGATCTAATAACGAAGAATCCACCAGAGAGGATCTAATGGAAAAAATCAGACAATTTGATGAAAAAATGAATTTACAAAAAGAACAGTTAAGTCATCAAATAAATCATGACAACGAGGTTAATCGCATGAAAGAAAAGTCGCTTGAAATGCAAAAACAAAATAAAAATAGAAAATAATGAATTCTACATCAAGAGGAGTTAATAATAAATACTCTACTGCACAAATAGGAACTCCAAAAATAACAAAATCTTTGTTAGTTGGAGTTTATAATGAATTTAGTGATTGTTTTGTTAGCGTGTACAATCCAAATGAAACATACTCAAAATTATTTGTATATAACACAAGTAAAGATCCAATTGATATTGGTAAAACATTTCCACCTGGGTACAATGAGTTCATATATATACCTAATGGGTGAACTTTAGAAGTTGCTACAAACACATTAGAAGTTACAGTTCAGGTTTAGAATTGACATATGGAATGAACTGATGACAAAATATTACACTACCGTATTGGATATAAATTTGGAAGATATGGTAGTGTTTTTGGATTATTAATTATATCAATTATACTGGCACATGTAAAAGAAATATGTGATTTAATTAGAAATAAAATATTTAATAAAAAATATTATTTTGAAATTAATGATTATATTTCTAGTGTAATTGGAGCATTTTATGGAATGTTGTTTGAAAAGAAAAAATACTAAAATAAAATAATAAATGGCTAATAAAAAATTAAGCGAATCGCCAGATCTATTAGCTGGCGATATTGGATCAACAACCAAGATAGTTGCTTTATCTGGTGTTGTAAGCCAAAATGTAAACATACCAATAGATGAGTTTGTTAATGATAGTTTAACATCTACTAACAAATATCAAGCATTAAGTGCAAATCAAGGTAAAACACTTGATAATAAAAAGATAGATAAAACGTCAATAGAAAATTCTCTAATATCAACAGATAGTACAAAAGTATTATCAGCAAATCAAGGTAAATCGCTAAAAGATTCATTTGATACTTTGTCTACAAATTTATCATCACATACGCATAATGGAACTAATGCACAAAAAGTAGATCATGTTAACCTATTAAATAAAGGAATTCTTACACACGAGCAACTAGATACTGCGTTTAATATCAACACTGGACACAAACATGATGGATCTGATAGTAGAAAGATAAGCCATATAGATCTATTAAATATTGGTACTAATACACATAATCAAATTGACAATACATTAATAGATTTACAAACACAAATACAAGATATTGAAGGTGGTATATTAGGTGGTATTGCTTATAATGATCCAGCCCCTACACCTGGCAAATCTGGTAAATATTCCTTTACTTCCGCTGGTGTATGTAGTTGAATTACGGGTACACCTACTGTAAAGATAGGGGATGAAGTGTTGGTTACTTTTACTGCTCCAAGTACTTATGCTTATAAGTGGTTAGATACAGGGAGTAACTATGCTATAAAGTCAATAGTAGACAGCGATCAAAGAATTAAAAATGCAGTTTTACAATTGAGGAATACAATCGATTTGTCTGAAGTCATATGGTCTAATATAATATTTGCGAACAATGGTTATAATATGGGTAATGCAGATTACACGGCAAGCACTAATTATATTGCAATCCCTCCGGGAGAATATTATATTAGAATAAAAGAAGGTTATAGATTTAGTTGTGTTGAACAGGATGCCGGTAATATTGGTGCTGCTGCGGATAATTTATTGGTTAGTACGTATGGAAAAAGCCAAACAATAACTGTGACGAAAAGTTATATTCGATTGCAGATAGTAAAATGGACTAATGACGCAATTGATGAATCTATTGTATTTGACATTTCTGATTTGACTGATATTATCGAAACTATTCAGGTATTAGAAAAAAAAGATAGAATATCTAATATAGAAGATACCGTCAAAATAAAACAAGATGTACTAACGGACGGTAGTGTAACAGACAGTTTATTAAAGTCATCATTTATTAAACAGCAACAAAAATCTTTTGCTGTATCTAAATTAGAACTGATACCTAGCGACAACATCAATTTACTATCAACGTCTTCAAATACCGCATATGTTAGAGGGAAGAACTTTTGCGCAAATTCATTTGGTTCTGGTGATGGCGTCACATTGGTATCTCAAACAGCATCTCATACAGATATACTGGTTTCATCAGGGTTATATAGGGCATTTTATATGCCGTATCAGCAGTATCCAGCCGGTATGTTTACGGCTTCTACGGAAATCGAAATTTTGTCTGGAGTGGTAACTGAGCAAATGTACTTATATTTTGATGATACTGCGGTTGCATTAACATTAGACCAAAATGATAACAAATACAAAGGACACATCTCTAAAGAAATATTAACCCAGAACTTGAAAAGACCATTTATCCAATTTTCAATGGGTAATGCTACTAACGAGCTTACTTGCCGTGTCAGGATACAAGTTGAGTCAGGTTCATATGTAAGTTTTATTGAGGATTATGTAGGGCAAGACGTTATATTATCACCTAATGTTGCAAGCAAGTTAGATGCTGATAATTATATATGGATATTTGGCAATGGATATAACTTATCTTACTATAGTGATATTATTTATAATACGACAAATAGGGTGGTATGTTGGGGTGACTCATTGACCGCTGGGGCTGGTAGTAATATTTTAAAACCTGTTTCAGATATAAATACAGATACAAGCTACCCAGCAGTTTTAGGGAGACTGTTGACTAATAAAAAACAGGTGGTGAATATGGGTGTCGGTGGTGAAACATCTTGGATGATAGCCGCAAGACACGGTGCAATTCCAGTTAGTGTATTACCAACAACGATTCCATCTTCAACTAATGCTGTTAGAGTATATTTGAAAGGCAAGGAGCAGGATTTCTATTATGTTAATGGTGATTGGACATATTTAAAAGACAATTTGTCGTATAATATAGATACAACAGGAGTAAATCCGTGTTATATAAACGGAATAAAAGGAAATTTAAGTCGTATGTTGTTGTCAGTTGGAGAGCCTGATCCAGAAACAGGAGAAACCGTTCAGTCATCTACATACGCTTACTATTTTACAAGGGAAGAAGCAGGAGATATTTCAGCATTTACATATCCAAAACAGTTAGTGACATTTGCGTCATCAGAATACAGAAATGATATTCAAGTAATTTGGATGGGTCAAAATGATGCTCCAAATCATGACGGTCAGTATGTATTGCAGGTTGGATCTTATAATAGAGCGAGAGCTATGGCAGACCACTGTATTGCGAATGATAAGAGATTTATCGTTATGAATGCACCTGCTGGGGATGATTTAAATAACGCTGTCATTGATCAGCAATACGCTTTAGAATTTGGGAATCACTTCATAAATATACGTAAATATATTTGTGAGTTTGGGGTGGATATAGCAAATAGTATGGGCGCCGGAATAACATTAGATGCTAACGATCTTGCATTGGTGGAGGCTGGATCTATTCCATATGCATTTCGTATTGATGGAGTACATGGCAACTATTGGTATTATCAAATTGTAGCTAAGGCTGTATTTGAAAAAGGGAACGATTTGGGGTATTGGTAATAATATTATATTATATTATATAATGTTACAAAACACTCTATATTTTAAAGAAGATTAATGCTATTACATACGCAATTATATTTCGGAACTATAAAATAAATTTAATACATATGAATAAATGATTTTAATAAATAAAATGCTACCAGACTCACAATGTGGCATCTGTCTTAAAAATAAATATGAATATTATACGTACAATCAGACAAGTTCTGATTGTATATGTAATAATATAGCTGGTTATACAATAGGATATTTAAATAATGGTACTTATATATTGCCATATATGAATACCAATAATAATTACATCATTAACACTGCCAATGAAAGTATTTGTTTGATGACAAACGTTCTAATGACTTATCGTATTAATACTTTTTAATTTAAATTTCATAAAATGGCATTAGAAATAACAAATGAAGTCCAATGATAATTAGATTCATTGTAAAATGAATTAAAAACATTTGTGTACACTAATGATATATCAAAAATAATAGATAGATAAATATATAATAATCAATATAATATGCAATTTATAAGATTTGGACATTTATTGTCTAGTATAAAAAACAAAATAGATATTGACTCATTAATATGGATACTGACAACTGGGTTTTGGGATGACATTGGAGTTTGAGATGATGATGATACTTGGATAGATTAAAAATAATATAAAAATAATACATGGCAAGGCAAGAAATATTAAACGGACAAACAGGTGCGTCAGTTAGAGATTCATTGAACAGTATGACAGATGAACTATATAGAACTAAAGTAGATGTTGTAGATTTACCAGTATCTAATGATATAGTAATACTAAGCGAAAACGGTGGTATAAGTGATTCTGGGAAATCATTTTCCACAGATGGCTCTTTGTCAAATAATAGTGATTTTGAAATTCCAACCGTAAGGGCTGTAAAAACATATTCAGACACAAAGGTGACTGCAAATTTATCCATTGTTGGAGCAACAAAAACAAAGGTTTCTTATGATTCAAAAGGTCTTATCACCAATGGTTCTGATGCAACAACAGCTGATATTGCGGATTCAACTAATAAAAGATATGTGACTGATAACAATTTGGCTGTTATTGTCAACACAAGTGGCGTAAATTCAGGCGACGAAACAAATAGTTCTATCATTACAAAGATTGGTTATACACCGGTTAATAAAGCTGGAGATACAATGTCAGGTGCTTTGATTGCTCCATCCATAAATGTGACTGGTCAATCAGTAACACAATCTGCATTTAATATTTTGGCAGGATCTCAAAAATATATACCAACATCTGGTGATTTTGAGAATAATGGCAGAGCGTTATTGTATACAAAATCAGGCGCAACGAAAACTACAATCCCAGGAGTGTTGTATACAGCAAATGCAGCACAAGTTATTGCAAACACAACTACAGAAACAACATTATTTGCACCTAAAACCGCAACTGGTATTGTAGGAATTTCAAATAGTACAACCGTGACTGGTACTAATACTTTATTTACTACTGAATTACAAGTAGGCGCATTAATTAGAGTAGGCACCGAAAGGCGCATAGTTACTTCAATTGTATCAAACACTTCATTGACGGTAGGTACAGCATTTACACAAGGTTCTTTGTCTGGTCAAACATTGACTTATAAATCAACTGTTATTAGAGCAAATGATTTATACAGTGGTGCTCAGATTAGAATTAAAATGAGCGGTATTGTTTCAACTGGCTCACCAACGTCATCTGCTACATTATATTTGAAATTAATCAAAGGAGATGGTACTGAAACTGCATTAAACACTGTAAGTGAGGGATTGGCTAATAACATGACTAATTATTACTTTGATAAAGATATTGTATTAACCTGTAGGACAACTGGAGAAACTGGTACTATAATCCATCAAGGAAGAAGTCAACTGTGTAAATCAGATGGTGCTAACTTCTCAATGTTACCATTGACCGCAACAACACCAACTACAGTTGATACAACGGTAGATCAATTTGTAGAATTATCGTTCAAATGGGCTGCAGCAAATGCGTCAAATACTATTACAGTAAGTAATTCAAGTATTGAAATGATTGGAGGGGTATTGTAATAAAAAACATTATTATGACAAAATATTTATATATATCTATTATAGTTGTTATTTGCTTATTGGCTTCAACACTGTTTTATCAGTATGTTAAGATTAAAGACTTAAATGTAAAATATATTACAGAAGCAAATAACTATAAAGCATCTATTGACAATTCAATAAAACTGAAACTAACAATAGACCAGCTGGAATTACAGAATGATTCTATATCAAAAAAAATAGATTCAGTAATTTTATCTAATAAGATTAAATCAAAAACAATATCTAGTGTATCATATATAAAACAAAAAGTATCAAAAAAAGATACATTAATAATAAGTGATACTATATTTGTAAAAAATCTAAACCTTGACACAGTTATTGTTGATAAATGGAGTCGTATTAAAATAGTTCTTAAATACCCATCTATAATCGCTTTAGAACAACAATTTACCAATGAGCAATACATTGTTTCATCTGTAAAAAAAGAGACCGTAAAACCAAAAAAGATATGACCATTGTGTATATTTCAAAAGAAGCAATTAATAGAAAGAGTTTCAATATTCAATTCTAACCCATATGTCACAAATAAAGAGCAAAGATATATAAATATAATTAAATAAAAATACATGATTACAACAGCGTTTCTAACACAATTTATTTTACCAGCATTACTTATGATAGCAACATCGTGGGTAACTTGATTTTTTAGCAAAAAAAAAACAAAAGAAGAAGTTGAAGTCCAAGAGTTAGATACAGAGTCTAAAGAAATAGATAATCTAAAAAAATTGATAGAAACACTTCAGGGGGAAATCACCAGACTAAATGGAGTGCAAACAAATTTAGTTGAAAGAATAGAAACATTAGAGAAAAAGTTAGAACAAAAAGATATAACTATTGATTCTAAAGATAAACTAATTCAAAGAAAAAAGTTAGTTATATCTCAATCTTATAAATGTAAATATTCAGAAGAGTGTCCTGTTTTAAAAAAGCATATAGAGCTAGGGGGTAATAATGAGTTATTTTAGCATAAAAGAATTAGAGCATAGCGATAAAGCAATTAAATTAGGTATAGATAATTCTATACCTAATGAGCTTTTATCAAATGTAAATAAACTGATAAATACTCTTGATATAATAAGAGAAAAGTATGGTAAGCCAATAACTGTTACATCTGGATATAGATGTAGCAAATTAAATAAAGCTGTTGGTGGTGAAAAGACATCGGCTCATATGATGGCTAATGCCGCTGATATAACTTGCGATGACAATAAAAAGTTATACAATACTATAATATTGTTGCGTAAAATTGGCAAGATAAAATACGACCAAAATATAAATGAAAAGAATTATGCATGAATTCATATTAGCACGGATGGTAGATTTAGATCACAGGATTTTTCTTTATAACGATAGGTGAAATGATTATTTAGTTATTACGCATAACTCAATTGCAATATATCGAAATTAATAAATTTTGATTTTTAAATATCATTTTATACCTTTGCAGAAATTATAAACTTAATAAGGGAGAAGTTTTAAATGGAGAATTATATTAAAGTATGTTTTTTAACTTTTGATGCAGATGATGGACTGTCAATGGATAATATCTTTGATGATTCAGCATCTGATAGTGTTTTTGGTGAGGATACACCAGAAGAATCAAATGATCAAAACGATCTATTTGATAATAATGAAGAAAATAAATCAGCCGATGTGGAGGTAGATGCGGATAAGATATTCGATGAAAATAATCCACAGGGGAACGTAGGCGAAGAAGATAGTCAAGAAGAGGTAGAAAAGCCAGAATCTAATAAAACAGATGAAGGTTCTTCTCCCAAAAGTACATTTTATTCTTCCGCCTTGAAAGCCCTAAAGGATGATGGCGTTCTACCAGACCTTGACGATGATTTTATCAAAACAGCAGACTCTCCAGAAAAGATGGCTGAAGCTATTGAAAAACAAGTAGAAGCTAGACTATCTGAAGCAGACAGGCGAATTAAACAAGCATTAGACTATGGTGTAGAACCTGACGAGATTAGTTATTATGAAGGAATAATTTCTAAACTTAGTGGTATTAATGAAGAGACAATTTCTGGTGAAGATGACAAATCCATGGATATTAGAAGACAGATTATATATCAGGATTACATCAATAAGGGCTTTTCAGAACAGAAGGCTAAACGAGAAGTTGAGAAATCATTTAACGCAGGTACTGATATAGATGATGCTCAAGAAGCTCTTGAAAGCAACAAGCAATTCTTTCAAGAGTCATATAATAACTTAATAAATAAAAACAAAGAACAGACGGAGGAATTAAAAAGAATCAGAGACAATCAAATTAACGAATACAAAAAGAAAGTATTAGAGAATGAATCTCCATTTGGAGTTAAGGTCGATAAAAATTCTAGGCAGAAAATATTAGATATTTCTACTAAACCTACATACAAAGCAGAAGACGGTAGGTTAATCACAGAACTGCAGAAATATCGGTCAGAAAATCCAATTGATTCAGAGTATTATTTTAGCTTATTTTACACAATGACTGACGGATTTAAAAATATTGATAAATTCGTTGGACAAAAGGTTACACAAAAAACAAAATCTAGTCTAAAAGACTTAGAGAATAAATTAAAGAATATTCCACTTAATGGAGATGGTTCTGTTGATTTTGGGTTTGGTTCTGATGATGACCAGTCGTTCTTTGGCAAAGGTCTTAAATTGAACATATAACCAATTAATATAAAAAGAAATGGCAGGACAATTAGGTAAATTTCAAATGTTGGGGTTTCAATCTTGGAAGGGATTGACAAAAAACAACCACATTGGAGCGATTTACAATGCACAACCACAGAGAGCTACAAACCTTATGGTTCAATTGCTAGCTACTCATCGTGGTAAAACTCTTGAAGATTATTTAAAACAATTCCCAACTAAATATTTCGACACAGATGACGATTATTTTTGGGAGATCATCGGTAGTTCTCGTCGTAACTACCCACTTGTAGAAGCTCGTCACGCAGATGGCTCTGTAGTTGATGGTAATGAATTTGCAGGTGTAGCTGGAGCTCCGTTTTACTTGGTATTTTCAGAAGACTGGGTGGCTGACGGAGAAACTATTGTTGGAGAAAAAAATGAAGTATACCCTATTAGAAATCTTGGTGAAGCAAGAATGGAGGGTACAAATGCGGTATATAAAGTAGAACTGATGGGTGGAGTACTTGATGGTATTCCAGCAGAAGAATTGGCTATGGGTAAACGATTCTCTTGGGAATATGCTCCTGTAGAATCTACTCGCTCTAAAGGCGTTGGTGGTGTTCGTTATACTAGCCCTGTGGCAATGCGTAATGAGTGGACTACACTTCGTATTATGGAGCGTGTGCCTGGCAATATGCTTAACAAAAAGCTAGCAGTAGGTATACCAGTTATTGATAACGAAGGTAAAAAACTCGTACATAGTATGTGGATGCACCACGTCGAATTCAAGGTTGAAGAAACCTTCTCAGAATACAAATGCAACGCTATTATGTACGGTAAATCAAACCGTAACTCTAATGGTGAATACCTAAACTTTGGTAAATCAGGTGAAGTTATTAAGATGGGTGATGGTATTAGAGCTCAAATGGAAGTGGCTAATACAATCTTCTATAATGATAACACTGATATTTTAAAACTTATTGAAGACGCTTTGTACGAACTGTCTGAAAGCAAACTTGGATTTTCAGATCGTAAGTTTGTGCTTCGTACTGGTGGAGTTCGCCAGGTAGCATAGAAATATGTTATATACAATTGGGAAATATCGGTGAAGGCCACCAATAAAAAGGCTAATACCGAGATGGATTTGAAAAATATAAAATGAAAAGTCATGAACTTGAAAGAAATTATAAAAACTCAAATTGATGCTGAATCAGCTATAATTGGAACTTTAATCGCAGATGGAAGTATATCATATAGCAGAAGAAACAGCAAAGGTAGTGTTGAAATTACACATACATCAAGAAATTTAGATTACTTAAAATTTAAAAAAGAAATATTTGAAATTATTGATGGCGTAAAATGTAACATAAAACCTAAAAATAAAATTACAGAAAATAAAACATATGAACTATTTAGATTAACAACAAATAATCACGATTTGTTTTCTACATATAGAGATAAAATGTATGTAAAAGAATCTGATAAAAGAAGAAAGTTGTTAATAAAAGATCATTTAGAAAAGATGTCAGACCTTGGTTTATTTTTGTTGTATTTAGATGATGGCACAATGAGAGTTAGGTATTATGATGGAACTGATAGAATACGAGAAATAAAACTACTATTATGTTTAGATTCATTTAAACTAGAAGAATTAGTTATGATGAAGAATTGGTTTGTAGAAAGATATAATATACAACCAAACATAAACAAACATGGCAATGGGTATAGACTTGTATTTAGCACTCAAAAAACAAAAGATTTTTTGAATATAATTTCAAAATATCAAGATTTTGTTCCATCAATGAAATATAAATTTCTTGAATATTATAATCTATCGTAACGCATAGG